GAGAAGAAGGTTTCTGGTTTATGAATAATGGTAAACCAACCTGGATAACCGGTACGCACTATATGTATTTACAATGGAGTAAGATTGATGTTGGGGCTCCAGATTATAGAGAAGCTAATAGATTATTTTATATATTCTGGGAAGCTTGTAAGGCAGATAAAAGATGTTATGGAATGTGTTATCTTAAAAACAGACGTTCTGGATTTTCTTTTATGTCATCAGCTGAAACAGTTAATCTAGCTACTATATCAAGTGATGCTAGATATGGTATACTATCTAAAAGTGGTGCTGACGCAAAGAAAATGTTTACAGATAAGGTTGTTCCTATATCGATTAACTATCCTTTCTTTTTTAAACCAATACAAGACGGTATGGATAGACCTAAGTCTGAATTAGCGTATAGAGTACCAGCTAGTAAATTTACAAGAAAGAAGATCACAGAGAACGAACAACTCGAAGATATTAAAGGATTAGATACAACTATAGACTGGAAGAACACAGGTGATAATAGTTACGATGGGGAAAAATTAAATCTATTGGTACATGATGAGAGTGGTAAATGGGAAAGACCTGATAATATATTAAATAACTGGAGAGTTACAAAAACATGTTTGAGGTTAGGTAGTAGAATAGTAGGGAAATGTATGATGGGATCAACATCTAACGCTCTAGACAAAGGTGGAGATAATTTTAAAAAACTTTACAATGATTCAGACGTTACGCGACGAAATCGTAATGGACAGACAAAGTCTGGTTTATATTCTCTTTTTATCCCAATGGAATGGAACTACGAGGGATTTATTGACGAATACGGACAACCTGTATTTAATAACCCAGATTATGATGTGCTCGGACCAGATGGTGAATTAATAGATTATGGTATTATAGAGCATTGGGAAAATGAAGCTGAAGGATTAAAACAAGATCACGATGCTTTAAATGAGTTTTATAGACAATTCCCAAGAACCACAGAACATGCTTTTAGAGATGAAGCTAAAAATAGTATATTTAATCTAGTTAAGATATACGAACAAGTAGATTATAATGAAGGTATAGGTAGTACAGCAAATATTACTACTGGAAATTTTCAATGGATAAACGGAATTAAAGATACACAAGTAATGTTTTATCCCGATCCAAAAGGTAGATTTAATGTAAGTTGGGTTCCACCAAGTCATCTACAAAATAAAATTTTCCAAAAGAACGGAATAAAATATCCCGCAAATGAACATATGGGAGCTTTTGGATGTGATAGTTACGATATATCAGGAACGGTTGATGGAAGAGGGTCAAACGGAGCTTTACACGGTTTAACTAAATTTAGTATGGAAGACGCTCCTTCTAGTTCTTTCTTTTTAGAGTATATAGCTAGACCACAAACCGCTGAAATGTTTTTTGAAGATGTTTTGATGGCTTTAGTTTTTTACGGTATGCCGTTACTCGCAGAGAATAATAAACCTAGATTATTGTACTATTTAAGAAGAAGAGGTTATAGAGGATATTCAATGAACCGTCCTGATAAGGTTTGGAATAAATTATCTATAACAGAAAAAGAGATAGGTGGAATACCTAACTCTTCAGAAGATATAAAACAAGCTCACGCTGCGGCTATTGAGATGTATATACAGCAACACGTAGGACATTTAGGAGATGGTAACTACGGTAATATATATTTTAATAAAACGCTTAATGATTGGAGTAGATTCGATATAACAAAGAGAACAAAGTTTGACGCATCTATAAGTTCTGGTCTTGCCATTATGGCTTGCAATAGACACTTATATGCTCCAAATGCAAATATAGAAAAACCAAAATTAAACATAAATATTGCTAAATATTCAAATACTGGTGGTATGTCTAAATTAATTAAAAAATAATATGAGAGGTAATCATAATTTTCCAAGTCAAGTAGTTAGCGATAACGAAAAATCATCCTACGAATATGGATTGAAAATCGCTCGAGCTATAGAGGCTGAATGGTTTGATGGAGAAAACAACGGAGATAATAGATATTATAACTACGTAAATAATTTTCACAAATTAAGATTGTACGCTAGAGGTGAACAATCGATACAAAAATATAAAGATGAGTTATCGATAAACGGTGATTTATCTTATCTTAATTTAGATTGGAAACCTGTTCCAATAATACCTAAATTTGTAGATATAGTAGTAAATGGTATATCAGAAAGACAATATTCTATAAAAGCTTATTCTCAAGATCCATACGGAGTAGAGAAGAGAACTACTTACATGGAAAGTATATTAAGAGACATGAGAGCTAAGGAGTTTGATCAAATGGCTAAAAATCTATTAAATGTAGATTTAAGAGAAAACAACGAAGAGAATATTCCAGAAACACAAGAGGAACTAGATTTACACATGTCTTTAAATTATAAGCAAGCTGTGGAAATAGCAGAAGAACAAGCTATAAACGTGTTATTAGAAGGTAATAAATATGATCTTACTAGAAAAAGATTAATATACGATTTAACAGTTTGTGGTATTGCCGCGTGTAAAACTACTTTTAATACCGCTGAAGGAGTAACAATAGAATACGTTGATCCAGCTAATATGGTTTATTCTTATACGGACTCACCTTATTTTGATGACTTATATTACGTGGGAGAAGTTAAGTCTATACCGATAAACGAATTGATAAAGCAATTTCCTAATATAACAGAATCTGAGTTAGAAGATATAACAAAAAACAATTATAAACACAACCATAGATTTGGAGCTAGAAATAGTCAAAAAGAAGATAAAAACAAAGTTGATGTTCTTTATTTTAATTACAAAACATATACTCACGAGGTTTACAAAGTAAAAGAAACTTCTATTGGATTACAAAAGCTTATAGAAAAAGATGATAGCTTTAATCCTCCAACTGGAGAAGATCTAGCTTTTCAAAAATTAGGAAGAAAAATTGAATGTTTATACGAAGGAGCTTCAATATTAGGAACAAAGAAACTTATCAAATGGGAAAAGGCTAAAAACATGATGCGTCCTAAGAGTGATTTTAACAAGGTAAACATGAATTACTCTATTGTAGCGCCTAGAATGTACGAGGGAAGAATAGAATCTTTAGTTGGTAGAATAACAGGTTTTGCGGATATGATTCAACTAACCCATTTAAAACTTCAACAAGTAATGTCTAGAATGATTCCAGATGGAATTTATTTAGATGCTGATGGTTTAGCTGAGATTGATTTAGGTAATGGAACTAACTATAATCCACAAGAAGCATTAAATATGTTCTTTCAAACAGGTAGTATTATAGGTAGATCTATGACAGTTGATGGTGTTGGTAATCCAGGTAAAATACCTATTCAAGAAATACAATCAGGTGGTGGAGCTAAAATGCAGGGTTTAATACAGACGTATAATTATTACCTACAAATGATAAGAGATACGACGGGATTAAACGAAGCTACGGACGCTAGTACTCCAGATCCAAAAGCTTTAGTTGGAGTTCAGAAATTAGCTGCAGCAAATTCCAATACAGCTACGAGACACATACTACAAGGAGGAGCTTTTTTAACACAAAGTATATGCGAACAACTAACATTGAGGATATCAGACATATTAGAATATTCTCCAACAGCAAACGCATTTGTACAAGCTATTGGATCTCACAATGTGGCAACTCTTCAAGAAATGAACAATTTACATTTATATGATTTTGGTATATTCTTAGAGTTAGCTCCAGACGAAGAAGAAAAACAATTATTAGAAAATAATATACAAACTGCTCTTTCTCAACAAACAATAGATTTAGAAGATATTATTGATTTGAGAGAGATTAAAAATATAAAACTAGCAAACCAACTTCTTAAAATTAGAAGAAAAAAGAAGATGCAAAAAGACCAGCAGATGCAACAAGAGAATATGCAGGCACAAGCAGAAGCTAATGCCCAACAAACTCAAGCGGCTGCTCAAGCTGAAATAGAGAAAGCTCAAGCTGCTTTACAGAATGAAATACAATTAGAAACACAAAAAGGAGAGATTAAAAAAGGTACATTACACGCAGAAGCAGAAGTTAAAAAAGCCTTGATGGATCACGAATTTGAACTAAACATGAGGATGAAGCAGATGGAATTGGAGCTAATGAAAGAGAGGGACGTAGCTAAAGAGGTTGTAAAAGATGAAAAAGAAACAAGAAATTTAAATACTAAAAACCGACACGAATCAAGGATGGAAGACAAGAAAGCGGCTAATGTCATGAAGACTAAAGGATTTGAATCTTCTGGAAATGATGTTATCGGTGGTGGAATGCGATTAGGAGCATTTGAACCTAGTTAGAACAAATTATTAATTATTATTATATTATATTATGGCAAAAAAGAAAAAAGAAGAAGTAGTCGAAAAGACTCCTGAAAAACCAACGGTAGACGAAACTGTTGAAAAATTAAAGATTAAAAAACCTAAAAAATTTGAGCAAGTTGACGATACTATTAAAGTAGATTTATCTAAACCTGTAGAAAAAACAGATGATGTAATTAAAGTAGACTTATCTAAACCTGTAGAAGAATCTAAACCTGTAGAAGAGCCAGTTGAAGCTCTTGTAATGGAAGAGATTAAGGAAGAAGAAAACTCAGAGGTAAAAGAAGTAGTAAAAGCTGTTGAAGAGAAAATAGTAGAATCAATTGAAAAAGATACTAAACTACCTGAAAATATTCAAAAGTTAATGAATTTTATGGATGAAACTGGTGGTGATCTAAAAGACTATATTGATCTAAATAGAGATTATTCAGAAATGGATAACCAAACTTTACTTAGAGAATATTATAAAAAAACAAAACCCCATTTACAATCAGACGAAATTGATTTTTTAATGGAAGATCAGTTTTCGTTTGACGAAGAAGTAGATGAGGAAAGAGATATTAAAAGAAAAAAACTAGCGTTAAAAGAGCAAGTTGCCAACGCTAAATCTCAATTGGAAGAGTATAAATCCAAATATTATGAAGATATCAAAGCTGGGTCAAAATTGACCACGCAACAACAAAAAGCTATAGATTTCTTCAATAGATACAACAAGGAATCTGAAGAAACAAAAAAGATTCATTCGCAGGCGAAAGATAGATTTATAAACAAGACAAACGAAGTTTTTAACGACGAATTCAAAGGTTTTGAATACAACGTAGGAGACAAGAAATATAGACTTAATGTCAAAGATATAAATCAGGTTAAAGAAAACCAAAGCGATATTAACAACTTTGTCAAGAAGTTCTTGAACGAAGAAAACCAAATGGAAGACGCTAGAGGTTATCATAGATCAATGTTCACTGCTAATAATCCAGATGTTATCGCCAAGCATTTCTATGAACAAGGAAAAGCTGATGCTTTAAAAGAAAGTATGGCCAAATCTAAAAATATCGATATGTCTCCTAGACAATCTCATGGAGATACTATAGATACAGGAGGGTTAAAGTTCAAGGTGCTAAATGATGATACTTCAGGTTACAAATTTAAAATTAAAAAGAAAAATTAACAATTTAAAAATTAAAAAATTATGGCAATTACAAGTGCAACGGGGATAGATGCTGCTCCTCGTAAACAAACGTTGCAATCTAACTACGTAGACTTTTTAACAAGTGCTACTGAAGGATGGGCGCAACAATACTTACCAGATCTTATGGAAAAAGAAGCTGAGATTTATGGTAAGAGAACAATTTCTGGTTTCTTAGCTCAAGTAGGAGCTGAAGAAGCTTCTTCTTCTGATAGAGTAGTATGGTCAGAACAAGGTAGATTACACTTATGTTACACTGCAACTAACGAAGATGTTTCTGCAAACGTATTTACAATTGTAAATGATATTGATGGAAACTCAGTTGGAGCTGACCACGGTATTAGAGTTGGTGACGTTGTATTAGTATCTAACGCTTCATTAACTTTAAGAGGTTATGTATCTGTTAGAACTGGTGGTGCTGCTACAGTAACTATTTTACCTTACGCAAATGACGATTTTGATAACGCTGGTTTCTCTGATTCAGCTGGTACTGGAGCATATAGAATCCTAGTTGTTGGATCTGAATTTGGAAAAGGTACTGATGCTAGATCTTCTGCTAACGAGCCAAAATTCAAATCTTACCAAAACAAACACATCATCATGAAAGATTACTACGAAGTATCTGGATCTGATGCGTCTGCTATTGGTTGGGTTGAAATTTCTGGAGAAGAAGGTCAAAACGGTTACCTATGGTATTTAAAAGCCGAAGGTGATACTAGAGCTAGATTTGCTGATTACTTAGAAATGACTATGTTAGAATCTGAGCATGCTGTAGCTGCTTCTACTATTGAGAACGCAACAGGTGGTTTAGGTTTATCTGCTTCTACTACTGGTATTGACGCTGGTACAGAAGGTTTATTCAAAGCTATTACTTCTAGAGGTCACCAAACTACCGGTGTTACTGGTGTTAATGCTGCTACTGATTTAGCTGAATTTGATGCTATCTTAGCTGTGTTTGATCAAAACGGTGCGATTGAAGAAAACATGATGTTCGTAAACAGAGCTACTTCGTTAGCTATGGATGATATGTTAGCTTCTATGAATTCTTACGGAGCTGGAGGTACTTCTTACGGAGTATTCGACAACGAAGAAGACATGGCGCTTAACTTAGGTTTCTCTGGATTCAGAAGAGGTTCTTATGACTTCTACAAATCTGATTTCAAATACTTAAATGACAAAGGTACAAGAGGAGGTTTAAATGATACTGTTACAAATATTAGAGGTGTCGTTATCCCAGCTGGTGTATCTTCAGTTTATGATGAGCAGTTAGGAAAGAATCTTAAGAGACCTTTCTTACACGTGAGATACAGACAATCTGAAACTGAGTCTAGAAAAATGAAGACTTGGGTTACAGGTTCGGTAGGTGCTAAAACTTCTGGAAAAGATACAATGGAAGTTCACTACTTATCTGAGAGATGTTTAATCACTCAAGGTGCTAATAACTTCATGTTAATGAACTAAGCATTTATATTTAAAAGAGGGGACGGCATACAAGTAAACGTTCTCCGTCCCTTCTTTTTATTTTATTAATTTTATTATATATTATATTATGGCAAAAAAGAAGAAAATAGAGGTTGAAGAACCTCAAGTTACAGAGACAGTTGTAGAGACTGCTCCGGTTGTAGAGCAACCAAAAAAAGAATTAAGTACTAACCTAGAAGAGGGTTGGGAAATTAAAGATAGAATGTACTATCTAAAGAATAATAGAACACCTTTAACTTATTTAATAAGAGGTAGTAATATACATTATTTTGATGAACAAAAGGGATATGAAAGAGAATTAAAATATACTTCAAATCAAAGAACTTGTTTCGTAGATGAAATGAAAGGAGATCAAAGATTAGCACATATTATTTTTGAAAACGGATCTTTATTTGTTCCTAAAAACAAAACAGTTTTACAAAAATTATTATCACTTTATCATCCTCATAGAGATAAGTTGTTTGAAGAATATAAACCAGCTAAAAAAGCTGCTAGTCAAATCGATTATTTAGAAATGGAAATAGAAGCACTAAACGCTGCTAGAGACATGGATATAGATATGGCAGAAGCTATTATGCGAGTAGAGAAAGGTTCTGAGGTATCTAAGATGAGTTCTAAGGAACTTAGAAGAGATTTATTACTATACGCTAGAAGAAATCCTTTATTGTTCTTAGAATTAGTTACTGATGAAAATGTAATGCTTAGAAACTTCGGTATAAAAGCTACTGAAGCTGGCGTTATAAAACTATCACAAGACCAAAGAACATTTATGTGGGGTTCTAATGATAGAAAGTTAATGACAGTTCCTTTCGAGGAGCACCCATACTCAGCTTTAGCTGCTTGGTTTAAAACTGATGAAGGTATGGAAATATATGCAAATATAGAAAAAAGATTAAATTAATCTAACTGTAGTGGCGGTCGCCCTACGGGGCGATCGTAAACTACAAATTAAAAAGAAATTATGGTAAACGTAGATACAGTATATCAAAGAGTTTTAGCAATAGCTAATAAAGAACAAAGAGGTTATATAACTCCTTTAGAATTTAATCTACTAGCTAATCAAGCTCAATTAGAAATATTTGAAAATTATTTCATAGAGTTAAACCAAGCTTTAACTGTACCAGGTAATGAAAGCGAATACTCTGATATTATAAAAACGTTAAATGAAAAAATAAGTTTATTTAAAACGCGAGCGAATTTGACTAAGTCTGGTTCGTTTTTCTTGTATCCATCAGATATGTATAAATTAGGAACGCTTTGGTCTGCACAAGCTGGTTTACTAGAAGATGGCGTAGAGGTTCAAGAGATTAATGAAGATGAGTTATTAGATTATTACAAATCACCTTTAACAACTCCAAATAGATCTCGACCATTATACATACGAAGAACAGAGAATATTAGAATAATATCTAATCCAAGTATTACTGGTGGAGTTTCTTGTAGTTATACTAAAAAACCAGCTAAAGCAGAATGGGGATACATTGTGGTAAATGAACAAGCTTTATACAACGCTTCAGCTTCAACTGATTTTGAGTTACATGTTTCTGAAGAGACTAATTTAGTTATGAAGATATTGGGATTAGCCGGTATAGTTATACAGAGACAAGAGTTAATGGCATTAGGACAACAACAAGCATAAAAATAAATAAATGGGATTATTAAAAGAAACAGAATATAGTTACTACAACGGTAATGATTTTGGAGGATATCAATTTATATCGCTAGATCATATAATAAACAACTTTATGATAGCTTATGTTGGTGAAGGAAAAATTATACCTAAAATAAAAAGAACAGACGTAGCTTTTCACGCGCAGAGAGCAATACAAGAATTAAGTTACGACACATTCAGATCGAACAAGTCTCAAGAAATAGAAGTACCACCATCGCTCACGATGACATTACCACAAGATTACGTTAACTATGTTAAAATAGTTTGGATTGATGGTTCTGGTATGGAACACGTTATGTATCCAGCTACTAAAACATCTAACCCAAGAGCTATAAAGCAAAACGCAGATGGTAGTTATGTTTTTAACAATGACACTACGTTAGCTGAACAAACCTCTCCAAACTCAACGTCTGAAACACATGAGACACAATCGTTCACTACTAATACTATTTCTTTAAACGATAGTGATGGAAATATAGTAGCTGATATATCAACAGTGCTTTCTATAGGCATGGAAATGCACGGTACAGATTCTAACGGTAACGACATTCCTCCTGGAACATATATAACAGGTTTTCATACCACGGCTTTACAAGTAGCGCATATTAACCAAGATATACCAGTTGGAACTTATGATGTTATTTATACTAAAGGAGCTAGTTCAAATACTTGGGAAAATTATAGGTCAGGTACTCCACATGAAAATCAAGATGATTATATAGACGATACTTATTGGCCTAATTTAGGAGGTAGAATAGGATTAGATCCAACACGTGCTCAAAGTAACGGATCTTTTTTTATAGACGAAATGAAAGGAAAAATCCATTTTAGCTCTAATGTTTCGGGAAATACTGTGATATTAAAATATATAAGCGATGGATTAGGAACAGATGGAGAGATGATAGTTCATAAATTTGCTGAAGAAGCTATGTACAAATGTATAGCATACGCTATATTATCTACAACAATAGCTGGACAAGCTTTAGCCCCAAGTTTTCAACAACAAAAATCTGCCGCTGTAAGAACTGCGAAATTAAGATTATCAAACTTAAAAATAGAAGAGCTTACACAAATAATGAGAGGTAAATCGAAGTTTATAAAACATTAGAACATGCAAGAATTGAAACATGGTTTCGGTGCTGCTAAAATGAATAAGGACGCTGACGAAAGAACGATTCCTAACGGCGAGTACAGAGAAGCTTTAAATATACAAATATCTACTTCTGACGGATCTGATGTTGGAACAATGCAAACGTTGTTGGGTAATAGCAAAATGTCATTAAACGCCGCAACAACTTTAAGTTTGTCAAGTTCTGCAGAGTGCGTAGGGTCTATAGCTGACGAAAAAAACAATAAAATATATTACTTTGTAAAAGACAGTGCTAATTCTACAGATTATATATTTGAATCTGATGCTAGGGGTAGCAATATAAAACCATTGGTAGTTGATAAGTATTTCATTAAAGTTCAAACTACTTTAACCGTTACGTCTCCCGGTGGATCATCATTGGGACCTAGAAGTTTTATAATAAGTGACCAAGGTAGTTCTACTGAAAATATAACAAACGTAAGGCCAGGTATGACTGTTTTTAGCGCATATTTCGGAAACTTAAGTTCTCCTATAAACCAAGGATTAATTAACGTGGGATTAATTGATCAAGTTAAAATTATTAGAATGGAACGTCATTTTGATCCTACTACTTCCGTTGCGACTCCCAATTGGGAAGTTTTTATGGATAATTTTACTGATAATAACATATTCAATGTAATCGGTACTATACAATCCGGCGTGGATATAACGTTACAAGCAGAAAGAGTTTTAAACTTTAACAACTTAATCACTGGAATAAATGTTATAAACGGAACATTATATTGGACAGATGGAGAAACTGAACCAAAACAAATAAATATAAATAATGTTCAGACTGATATATCTGGATTATATCATTCAAAGTTTATAGTAAGAGATAAAAATAACAATACTATATCTTTCGGATCACCTAATGGAATAGATTTTAGAGACAACCCTGATTATATAAAAGAAGAACACGTTACTGTTATTAAAAAATCTCCCTTATATCCCCCAACTTTATTACTTAGTAACATAGCTAGTTTTAGATTTACTGGTAGCGGAGCTGCTGTACTAGAAAGTACTACTGACGCTAAATTTGTAGATGAAGATGGTAGTGAGCTTGTGATTGGAACTGTTTTAAACATTCCTATATATGGAAGTCCAGATTACGAAAAAGATGATATCTTGTTATTTAGAAGAGAACCAGATTTTACAGTTCTTGATTTAGATGATTTTGAAGTACAAGCGAAGTTGTTAGAATACGATGGAACTACCGCAAAAATATCGATAATGCACATAAGAGAATTTTCACCAGCTCACACACAAGAAGAATCTTTTAATGTTACATTACAGCAAGAAAAACCTCTTTATGAATTTAAATTTCCTAGATTCGCTTACAGATATAAATATCAAAACGATCAATACTCTCCTTACTCTCCCTTTTCTGTACCAGCTTTTTTACCAGGTAAATTTAATTACAAACCAAAAGACGGTTATAACTTAGGTATGGTTAATACATTACGAGCTGTTTACATTATGGATTTTTTACCAGATGATGACACATTACCTAAAGATATAATAGCTATAGATATAGTTTATAAAGAATCGAATTCAAATAACATTTATATAGTAGAAACGATAGATTATGGAGACGACGAGTGGGAAGCTAGAGGTTCAGATATAAACTCTACCACAAGTGGTTATGCTAGAACAAAAGGAGCGCTACTTATAACTTCGGAAATGGTTAAAGCAGCTATTGAATCAAACCAACTTTTAAGACCGTGGGACAATGTTCCGAGAACAGCAAAAGCACAAGATATGGTAGGTAACAGAATCGTGTACGCAAACTATTTACAAAATTATAATTTAAACTAGAAATATGGCAGCAGGTCCAACATCTCCAACAACAACTTCAGCGAGTTCTACTCCTACAAAGATAAACATTGATGCTACGGTACAATCTAAACCTAGTGATTCTAGTTTAGTAGGACAACAGTCTCTAAAATCTCAAAGAACTTATCAAGTAGGTGTTGTTTATAAAGATATTTATGGAAGAGAAACACCTGTGTTTACTAGTGGTAAAGGTTCTTTTACTGTACCAAAAACATTAAGTGATAAAAGAAATTCTATAATAGCACAACTAAAAAACGACGCTCCTTCTTGGGTCGATACATTTAAATTCTTCGTTAAAGAAACGTCGAATGAATACTATAACGCTTGTATGGATAGATGGTATGACGCCGAAGATGATAATCTTTGGTTAAGTTTTCCTTCTGCTGAAAGAAATAAAATAAAAGAAGATGGCTTTATAATATTAAAAAAGAAAGCAGCTAGTGATGACGCTGTTTACGAGGAGGCTAGGTATAAAGTAATAGATATAAAAAATGAAGCTCCAGATGATATAAAAACAGATTACGAATTATACGGTACTGACACTATTCAAATCATGCAAAACGGTGCTTTACCAGGCAGTAAAACAATAAAGTTTTCTATTGATGGAGGTAACGACTGGGATGGATCTGTGTTTTACGATGTTTTAAAGACTGGTATTAGTGCTGGAACTAAAGTAGCTGGAGAAACAGATACTGGTTTTATAGGTTGGCCATTAGAAAATGTTGTTATAAAAATAGCAGATTCCAAAGGTATAAATACTGGTTGGCTAGATGTTGCTAACATGTATGTGGAATCGGATCTTTTTGTAGAACTATCTAAACCGTTAAGGGGTGAAAGTGATGGTACAACTATAACTACAGGATCTCCTATATCTACCATTATACCAGATCCAAACGACGCAAGTGGTAAAGATGTTATTGTAAAAATAGCTAAAAGAGTTGTAAAAAATAAAGCAGAGTTCGATGGTAAGTTTTTTGTTAAAATAGCTAGAGACGCTATCTTAGATAAAAACATAAGAGAAATAGGTAATGTTACTGCTAATTTCTCCGTTACGATGCAAGTTGATCAGTATTATCTTACTAGAAATTCTGGTTCAGGTGGTTCTGCTGTTTCTGCTGCTGAATCATATTGGGGATCTGTAGGACAAGCTTGGTTTATAGACGAGGCAGAAAGAGGAGAAGTTGGTTCTCAAACTGGAACCGTAAACTACAAAGGTCCCTTTCCTAGAGACAATGGTTTTGGAATACTAGGTAATGGTCCTGGTAAAAGAACTGGTGATTCTCAAGAGTCTCTTCAGTGTACTATGGAATTGACATTAAATAGAATTAAAGACAAAAATAAAGACGGTTATAGTATAAGTAATAACACTCAATCTAATCAAGATTTTTTTAATAAAATGAAAGAAAGTGGTACTTTGTTTAGATGGCAAGAAGATCCTTATCAACATATTTATAGGGTTTCTACTTGTGCTCTTAGTTCTGATCAAAATACAACAAAAGGACCTCCAGATAAATCATGGAAAAGAGGTATACTTAATTTTTCTTCTAATAAAAATGATAGAAAACAAAGAAAAAACAAAAGTATTAGATTATATTTAAAATTTACTTTAACTGGATGGAAATTAGGAAAAATAAATGCAACTTCTGGGGAATTAGAAGCCGCCGATCAATCAGATGCAGACGCGAAGTATTACTTTTTTGAAGATGACGAAGGATTAGCTCCTTTTAATTACAAAGGATCATATGTTGCGCCTAACGCGTCTACTAGTACAATTGAATGGAATCCTACTAAACGAGGTTATGGAGAGTATGCTACAGCCACAGGTGATCCTAGTTATTCAAATAGCATCACTGGTTCCGCTTGGAGAAGTATAGCACAAGGAAGTTCTTTGACAGGAACTACCTCTAGTACTGGTTTTGGTTATCACAATACATTACAAATTGTTGATATAGTAGTTGGAGATCAAGAGCCTGTTTTCACTAAAGATCCAGCTATTTGGGAGACAGAACCAAGAGAAGATGTAGGTTTAGATATATATTACGAAGCAAGTCAAGCATATCCAACGAAACTAACGAATCAAACAAACGAATTATTCGCTCCTTATGGATGTGTTGTTACAACTGCTGATTCTATAGATGTTAATCAAGGAGTTACTCCAGTGGATAATAAGTCGTTTTATCTTCCGAACGATAAAGATACTTATTTATGGGATTGGGCACCAACCGGATACGGAGGTAACGTGTTGGTGTTAAGCGCTAAAGCTAACGAGGTAGGTTATATAGACTCTGGATCAACAGTAACACCGCCGCCAAATTTAATTACACCTGGATCAGGTACCTTAGCTTATCTAAATACTCACATGAGAGGAATTGAACTTCGGTTTACAAGACTAGATGGTAGTTACACTACGGCAAAAGTAAAAGAATATTCTACGTGGACACATAGCGGTCCGTTTATAGACCCTACTCATCCTGTTTATTCGGGTACAGGAGAAGAAAGAATTAAAATAACACTGGAAAGAGATTTAAGTAAATCAAAAATACTTTTACCTTATTTTAATTGTTATTCTTTTGGTAACGGAGTTGAATCAGATAGAATAAGAGACGACTTTAACGCTGTTACAATAGGTAAAGGAGTTAAAGCTTCTACAGTTCTACCTGAAGTTTACAAAGAAGAGCAAAGAACGAATGGTTTGATATACTCTGGTATATACAATCCTAATAGCAATAAAAACAATCTTAATCAATTTATTGCAGCGGAAAAGATAACGAAAGACGTTCCACCTACTTATGGTGATATACAAAAATTAAAAGCTAGAGACACAAACTTAGTAGCTTTCTGTGAAGATAAAATATTAAAAATACAAGCTTACAAAGATGCTCTTTATAAAGCTGATGGTAATCCAGATGTAATATCAACAAATAAAGTTTTAGGTGATATAACTTCTTTTAAAGGTGAGTTTGGTATATCTAAAAATCCAGAATCTTATGCTGAAGATGGATTTAGAATGTATTGCACAGACAGACAAAGAGGTAAAGTTCTTAGAATATCTGGAGACGGAATAACACCTATATCAGAAGTGGGTATGGTTAACTACTTTGCTAATAACTTAAAACAAAATAGAGTTTTATTAGGAACTTTTGACGATAAAAAACAAGAGTACAATCTTACGTTAAAAAACCAAGGGAAAACATTATCTTTTAGTGAGAAAGCTAAAGGTTGGACTAGTTTTAAAAGTTTTATACCTGAAAGCGGGTTGAGTATAAATAATGATTTCTTTACATTTAAAAATGGTTTTATATGGAAACATCACGCAAACCAAATACGAAACAATTTCTACGATAGACCATATGATTCTTATTTAGACGTTGTGTTTAATGAAGAGTCTAGTACTGTTAAAAGTTTTGCTTCTATGAGATATGAAGGAACTCAATCAAAAATAACACAAAATAGAGGCACAACGGTAAATGGAGTTATCTATAGAGACAATGAATACTATAATAACGAAGGACACGATGGGTGGTATGTAGAAAAAGGATTTACAGATCTACAAGAGTCTGGTGAAATGGAGTTTAAAAGTAAAGAAGGAAAATGGTTTTCTTATATGAAAGGTAAGGCTGTTGAAAACGCTGGAGATTTAAATAGTAAAGAATTTTCTTTCCAAGGTATAGATAGATTAAGTTCAATCGTTGCTTACAGTGACTCTGGCGTAATTATACCTCCACCACCACCTCCTCCTCCACCTCCTCCTCCTCCTACACCACCACCGCCGCCAGTAGTACCACCAGTAGTACCACCAATAACAGTAGCACCACCAGTAACACCACCGGTACCACCAGTAACACCACCAGTACCGCCAGTAACGCCACCGATAGCACCATCGGCGCCAACGAGTTTCACGATAACAGTTCAAGATTTTGGAGATATAGACTAAACAATTATGGCAAATATATATACAGTAAACACATTAACAACGATTGATATTCCAACTGATATTGGATTATTAGATAACGCTTCTAGTTTTCCACCTTCAAGTAATAATTTTTTAACAATAACACCTAACGTAGGTCAAAATATAATGGCAGCAGGGTTTAAAGTTGGAAATGCTGTTGCGCCGATGAGTATGAGTTTATTCGGTGTTGGAGATAGTCAAACACAATGGCCATCAAAAATAGAATGGAAAGTTCAAAACCCATATACTAGTGGAATGCCTTTTTATAAGATAGTTTTTCAAGATTCTGATAACTTAGTTAACGATGTTAATTTTACGGCGAGTAGTACTAATCAGGTATTTGTTTGGATATACTTTGGGGTTAACGAAACGGTGCCTATAACTAGTCAGTCTAATTTAAGTGTTTTTGTTGATATAGATTTTGATCAAGATATTATAACACGTACAGAAACATTACCTAGAACACACTCAGATAACACTGTGGGTGGAATAAATACTTTTAATATATAATATGTCTATAACTAAAACAATATCTCAAGCAGGAGAAACAAGAACTATAAAACTTAGTGGTAATCCAAACTCTAAGTTTGAAATATACGTTAAACAAGGTAGTAACTATTATAATTTTGATACGGATAGTTTTACACCTGCTATTAACATTCTTAAAAATCAGTCAATTCCGTCTAATGGATTATATACTAAAGATATAATAATACCATCTGTTACAAGTAACACAAGTTATGATTTTTTTGTTAGACCTATTGGAGAAACTAAATTAAACGTTAGAACAACTCCTGATCAAAAAATAGGTACTTTATATCAAAAGGGAACTGCTACAGCTACATTTACTACCACAGATGATACAACTTTAAGTATACACTCTGATTTAACTGGGGCGACAGCAACTAAAAAAGGTAAAGTAGTAAGTCAAACTGGGGCAGTGACAGAGCAAGATGGTAACTTAGTATATGTACACAGTCTTCCTACTTGGGATAAAGAAACTGGAGGTGCTTGGACTAACTCAAGAACGGTTCAACAAAAAATAACACATGGAAGTGGAACTGTTTGGTATGTAGAAGATGGAACAAATATAGTTTCTGGTCACGCGGTTGTAGGAGGTGGGATTATTGACGAGATAACAGTTTCCGCTATAAGTGGGAATAAAGTAACTTTATCAGCCGCGCAAGATTTAGATGTGGGAAAATTATTAACTTTTTCATATAGAGAATGGATATTTTCTAATGTTTCTGCATCTGTAAAACCAACCAGCGGAACAACGTCTGTTCAACTTACGAATAATGTAACGGTTGAAAAAGTAGGTATAGGAAATGTTACAGTTGAATTAGATATTGACGAATATATAAGTGTTAAGCCAAACGCGTTCCCAGTAAATAATGTAAAATGTCCTGCTGGGGGTTCGATGGAGATTGTTGCAGCTAACGAATGTACTAATTATCTAGGTGAGCTAGGTGACAATGACGCAAATGTAGCGACAAAAACTTTTAAAGTTCATTCAATACCTAGTGGTAGCACTTCAAGTACCGATCTTGGTTATGGTACTTTAGATCTAGCAGCTGACGCTACTATGACAGATTCAATTGTTGCGTACACAGCTCACGCAGCGATGGTCCCAGGAGATACAGATTACTTTTATTATAAAACAGTAGATGCCCAATCAACACCAGTAACAAGTTCGTTAACTCAAGGAAAAATATCAATAACAATAGTATAACATGCCAACAGCCGAATTAACCTTTCCAAATAACATAAATGTTTCAGTACAACATTATGCTGATGCAACTCCAGCTAATCCATATGGAGCAGATATAATTTATTATAGTCAAGTAGTACCACCTCCACCTAATGGAACACATAATACAGCTCCTACAATACGAGAGTTAGGACCGATTATAGCTATAAGTGGAAATACTATAACTGTTAGTTATGATAGTTCTACTCCTTTACCTGGTCCAAATGACTTTATAATGTTCGCTAAAGCTAGAGAATCTAACATGTCTAGTTTATTGGGCTACTTCGCTGAATTTAGAATAAGGAATAACTCAACTGAAAAGGCAGAAATGTACTCTATCTCCGTGGATGTCACGGACAGTAGTAAATAATTTAAAAAAAGTGTGACTATATAGGTGTAATTTAATTAAATCTATGGAGTTAGAAAAGAGTAAAAAAGTATCTATAACTAAACAGGAGTTAATAGATATAGAAAAGACTTTAATAAGTCTTGCAGATGGTGAAAATATAATAGCTAACAACGGGAATATAGTTTACCATGAAAAATATAAATATAAACACACATTTGCAGATAGTATTTATGTTAGAGAAATGACGATACAACAAGGAGAGATAATAATGGGAGCTATACATAAACATCTACATGTATGGTTTTTGTTATCTGGAAATGTATCTGTGTTATCTAACGGCGAACTGAAAGAATATCAAGCGCCATGTACAGTTTTATCTGAGTCTGGCGTTAAAAGAATTATATATGGAAACGAGGAATCAATATTCACAAACGTCCATAAAAACCCAACTAATACACAAGATATTAAAGAACTAGAAAAACAAATAGTGGCTTTAAATTATGAAGAATATGAAGAATATATTAATAAAAACAAATAGATTATGAGTTTCGTAATAGCAGGAGCGGCAATCGCTGGAACAGCTGGACTTGTAAAAACAATTTCAGGTGGTGTTCAAAGAAGAAACGCTAAAAACAGACAAGCAGACGCTAAGGCTCAAATGGAAAAAGATAAGGATGCTTATATGAACGCGCCTATCACAAATCCATATGACAACATGGAAAACACGATGGAAGATCTAACTGTAAATACTCAAGCAGCGGATTTTGCAGCACAAAAATCTGAACAAGCTAGAGCTGATATTATGCAAAATATGTCTTCAGCGGCTGGAGGTAGTGGTATAGCGGCTTTAGCACAAACTATGGCTAACACGGCTAATCAAGAAGCGCAAGCGGCCTCAGCTACTATAGCTAGTCAAGAAGCTAAAAATCAAGCAGCTGAAAGACAAGAAGCTGGAAACATACAGGAGTTACAAGCCAAAGGTGATGCTCAAGTTGAAAACTTAAAGAGAGATAGAATGGCAACACAGTTAGGAATGTCACAAGCAGAAGTACAAGCAGAGGGTCAAAACGTAGCAGATGCTAACGCGATGATGATGTCTGGTATAAGTGATATGGCTGGAGCAGCTGGATCGTTAGTTAGTAACTGGGAAGGAATAAAAGGTAAAAAAAAACTAGTTAATCCCGGTACAACTGATTTATCAAATTCAAACCTTAGTTTAGGTTCTGAAAATTCTATTCTTAATACTAGTACGGTTAACTCATTTGATCCTAACGATCCGTTTGGAGTTAATAGAATCAACAATTTGAAAATAACAAGATAATGGCGGAAACAAATAATCCTTACCAGGACAAAATAGACAAAGATATAAAGAATTTAGTTAAGTTGAAAGCTGGTACAGCTAATCAACAGCTAATTAACGCTGCTTATTTAGGGGCCAGACAAGAACCGCCAGCTGCTATGGATTGGTTAAACGCAGCCCAAAGTGGTTTAACTTCTTTTACTACGGCTCTAGCAGAAGGTAAGGCTGCTAGACAAAAAGAGATAGATGTAATGAATGGAGACATTGATTCTCAAATTGACACTCTAATTACATCTGGTTTTTCGCTAGGTGAAAATTATTATAGTGCAGCTAATGAATATACGAAGCAGTTAAGAGAAAAGTTCTTGGCGGCAGAAGGAGATCCAGAACTGCAAAATAAAATAAAAATGGAGTTAAATGTAGCTTCTCAATCTATAGCAGGTACAAAAACAGCTATTGAAGAAATTGCTACCGCGTGGGGAACTAATCCAGATGAATCAGACTTAGAGAGAAATGGATTAAGTCCGAAACAACTAGATATAATAAAAACAGTAACCGCTCCTAATGGAGCTAATGCTATTTGGGATTATAATAAAAACACATTTGTTTGGCAAGACCCAAACGATCCTAGTAAAATATATACCGTAAAAGACGTTCAAGATATACAAAAGCAATACAGCAGAGATTACGCAGGTAAAGAGCGGTATATAAAAGACGAGCAAGCAGAAAGAGAATTTGGTTTAGCGTACAAACAAGGAGAACAAGGTGCTGAGGCTTTTAATTTTGAGAAAAAATTACTTAACAACGAAAAACGTATAACAAAAGAAAATGTTAACTTTTATATAAATGGTGACTTTACAAACGATGGTACTCCGAATTTTAAAGAAACATTTAAAAACCACCCAGACTTTGATTTAACAAAAGAAGGTAATCCAATTTCTAAAGCATTAACAGAGTCTGGTAAATATCTAGATAGACCGGGTAGTCCAAAAGGATTTGATCTTACAGATATGCCAGATCCAACTCCAAGCGACGGCGTGTATACAGAAGATGATCTTTTAAAACTTAGAAACGATGTTTACAATGCTGTTACTGATCCGGATGCGAATGGTTACAATTTTGAAATTACTAAAAAATTAATTGCAGAATACATGACGTTGAGACAAGAGAGTAATTTTTACGGTGGTAAGAAAAGCGATCTAGTTAAAATTGACCCTAGAAACTATAAAGATTTAGATTCGTTTAAAGACGCTGGAGGAAACGTTGGATTCGCTAAAGCTAATGGTTATAGATATCAAAAAGAAGTTAAAAACGCACGTGGAAAAGTAACGACAAAAGCTGGTTGGATATACGAACCTCAAAATGACTTACACAACGCTTTTGTAGGAACTGTTCTTTAAATAATATAATATAAATGGATAACTTACAGTATTTACATAATACATTACTTGATTATAAATTATTAGATAAGAGTTTTGAAGAGTTTAAGACAGCTTCTTCAGATAAAACTTATCAACAAAAAATATTTCAAGAAACTTCTAGTAGAGGTATGTTCGATGGATCATTTGTAGATTTTCAAAACAAATACTTTCCTATACAAGCTGCTGCTGTTACTCCAACAACTACTCCTAAAACAAAATCCAAATCTAAAAAGAAAGAAGAAGAAATTACAATTTCTGAACAAGAAGAAATTAATGCTAGAGAAAAATCTATTAATTCTAATTTTTGGAAAAATCAAAGTTATAAATCACCTAGTCGAGGTACAGTTGCTGTAAGTAGAGAAGATTATTATCAAGAAGATGGTAAATGGTTTTATAAAGATCCTATAACAAGTGACGTTAAAGAAATTACAAAAGGAGATCATTTTGAAGAGCTTAATAACGAGGAAGCGAGATATAGAAATAATCTCCTTAACATAAGAAATCAAAAAGAACTTAGATCAAAAGGATTACATATTGATCAGGAGCCTAACGTTAAAGATTTAAACGAGGATGGAACTCCAAAATACTGGGGAGGTGAAAAAGTAGGTGACAAACCCTTCTTAGGAGATAAATTTAATAAAGATCTTAGTGATTTTAGAAAGGCTAGAAAAAAACTTAAAACATCTCAAAAAGGATCAACTGTAAGCGGTAAGGCTTTAGAGATACAACAAAAAGTAAAAAAAGAAACTTCTAGTTATAACAACAAAAGGAAAGATTTAATTGTTAAAATAAATGAAGCTGAGGATGGTAGTAAAGAAAAATTAAACTTACAAGAAGAATTAAAAAACTTAACATCAGAACACAAATCTAAAATCGGTGGTATAGATAAGGAAGAACGTAAAAGAAGTGGATTTAAAAACATGCCTGTGATTACTGAAGAGCTTATAGACATGGATGACAACGAAAGTCTAGAAGTTTTTTACGATAAGTATAAACAATATGGATTTAAATTCGCGGCAGACGCGTGGTCGGGTGACGAAATAACAGTTACAGCTCCAGTTGATTTAGATGGAGACGGTAAATTAGACACTAGAACTTTTAGTGTTGATCACTGGTCTTCTTCAAGAGACAAGCAACAAGCAGAGGATATGGACACGTGGATGCGTGAAAGAGCTGTTGATATGGGAAGTAGGATAGAAGGATTATATTATACAACCGCGTTAGACGAAGAAGACAAAAGAGACAATGCGATTAAAACAGAGTCGGAGGTTGTCGAGATGATAAATAGAGAAAGAGAAGGTCGGGAACACATGGAAATGGAGGACATTCGGGGTGGTGGAAACGCTGTATGGTTAGAAGCACCGACAGGTGGTGGTAGTTGGTATAATAGAGATACTGGTGAGATGGGACCTTGGCAACCATCTATGAATGAGAAGCAAACTTTCATAGATCCTATTTATGGAGATACCATTGAATTATCTACTGGAGGAAGCGTTCTTGATGATAGTAGAAGTTATGGAGAGAAAGAAGAATTTGTGGATAAATACAGTTTAAACGAGAATAATCCAATTTTTAAAAATGCTGTTGAAAACGCTGCTTTTGCAAGAGTTAAAGAAAATTATCCAGAATTAAAAGATCTAGATAATGGAGATATATTCAAGTTTCACAAAGACAAGTTTGAAGAAGCTAAACTAAAAGTAAAAGAAGAGTGGGATAATTTAACTGGAATGGATGTTGATGATTACGATCCAGATAATCATCTAAATGAAGAGGAGCTTGAAGCACTAAAAGAATCAGAAGTATACAAACAACTTGTAAAGACAGCTTCCTATGTTAACCAAAAAGAAATTATAAAGGAACGTGTTTCAGACGAAATAGAAAACATGGGTGGTGGTGAATGGTTTGGGATGTTTGCAAGAGGTGAATCTCAAGAAAAACTAGCTAAAGAAGTAGGAGAAGAGGTAGAAAAATATCAAGCTCGAATAGATTATATAAATAATAGTTCGGATGTTTTAGGTGCGGAATTAGAAAGGATAAAAGGAGATGGAAAAACCTTTGGTTTAGAATATGAAGCTAAATGGCTAAAAGAGAATGAGGGAAAATTAAAAAATAAAATACAAGAAATTCAAAGTAAGTTTGACAGGGGAGAGATAAATGAAGATCAAGCTAATGCTGAGATATCAAGTTTAATAGAAGAATTTAATACTCATTACGATAGATACGAGAACATGGTACATAACCAATCAGCTTTAGCTGAAACAGCTATTTCTCTACAATTAGAAGCTGAAGATGTTCTTAAAAAAGAAGATGACTTAAAGACTATAGTAGATGTATTAAAAAGAAACCATCAATGGGGCACTCAAGTAGTAAACTCTCTAGGTCACGCAACCATAGATTTACTACAGGGATTATCGTCAGCCGCGGAAGGTCTTCTTTATTATGTAAATCCATTTGGTAGACTAGGAGATTATCTGGTTCAATCAGGAGCCATTGAAAATGAAGTATTAAAAGCCTTTGTAGATGTTGGTCAGTACGCAACCGGAGTTGGTGATGCGTCAGAGCGTTTTGATGACAATCCAACTACTACATCATACTCAGAATGGATACATGGAAAGATAGATGGATGGCAAGAGTCTAACAAAGCTTTAGTCCAAGAACCTCCTAAATTTGGTGATATACAATCTTTTTCTGATTTTGGAGAATGGGCGGGGGTTATGATGGGTAACCAAGCTCCTCAACTAGCGTTAATGTTCGCTACAGGTGGACAGTCGGCTTGGATTCAAGGTACTTTAATGGCCGCGACAGCCGGTGGGCAAAAGTTCATGGGAATGGAAGAGCAGAAAAAACTATATGAAGAATCAGCTGGGCTTTACGGTAACAACTTCAATTTTGATCAAATGTTTTGGAGTAGCGCTGCGGTTGGTTTAGCAGAGTCTTTATCTGAAAGAGTTACATTTGGGCAAATCAAAGGCGTTAATCGAATGTTAAAAGCAAACCCAGGTGCTAGAGAAGGCTTTACAAAGTACCTACGAGATGTGGTGTTTACTAAGGATTATGCTAAGTTTGTCGGTAAGGGTGTTTTAGATTTAGGGGAAGAAGGTCTTTCAGAAGTTTTAGCTACAATGTCTGAGAATACTATTGATATTATGAACGGTGAGGATGTTGGTATCTTTGATAATATTGCGGAGTCTTTTATTAGTGGAGCTTTAATATCTCAAACTATTAAAATGCCTGTTATATTCAACCAAATGTACGCTCCTTTTGCTAGTCCTGATAACAAAAGCATTATAAACGCAGCGGATATGAGAATTAGAGAGTTAACTAATCTTATATCGGTAGGTAGACCTAGTAAGGATGCTACTAGAGAAGAGATTGAAAAATGGGAGGTACAAGAAGCTAAGTATATAGAGGAAATAATAAAACTTGGACGAGACAAAATGGAAGCTATTTCTTACGACGTCAAGAGAGTAAACGCGATGGACTCGCCTCAAGGTAATAAAGATAAGAGAGAGTTATTAGATATACATAAAGATCAAAGAAAAATAGAGAAAGAATACAACGAGGTTAAAAACGATAAGAATTTAAACGAAGGTATTCGTTCGGTAAGACTAAAAGAATTACAAAACCAATACGGCGCTAATAACACTAGAAAAAGTAACATACTAGGTAAATACACTCCAGATATAGTAGACAGACGTTACGAAAAAGACGTAGAGTCAGCTAGACAGAGAGCAGAGGAATTAAAAGAATTAGATGGTACCCAGGTAGATATACAAGAAGGAAATGACCGTAGCTTTTTAGATTGGTTAATGAGTAACGACGGTTATGAAGTTCTTAGAGATGATGCCGGGGAAATGGTTGGGGTTAAGTTAGATAAGAAAACTATAAAAGGTTTAAAGAAACAAAATCAAGAGATTTTAAATAACGAGAAATCTTCAGAACAAGATAGATACCAGGCTGAGCAAAACATAAAAATGCTAGATGATGTTAGTAGAGCTACTGAGGGTAGGCAAGACTTAGGGTTTTTAAGTATGGATAGGTTTAAACAGTTGACAGGGCAATCAATGAATTATGGTGCTCAATTAACTGAGTTCGATAACGACGGTAACATGAAGGGTCAAAAGATATTTATAAACAAAGCTAGATCTCTTGATGCTGGGAAATTCTATACAGCTACACACGAGTTGCTACACGGGATATTATTCCAAACATTAAAGAGAGATCCAGATACTCAAGAGGCTCTTGGTAACGCCGTGTTAACAGCTTTAAATAATAAAGGTGTTGTTATACCTCCGAAGTTACAAGCGCGTATAGATCAATATTCAAAACAAGAAGGTAAAGGAGAAGAGATAATGACATTGTTGTCTGAGGCTATAAGAGAAGGTGATGTAAAACTACCTGGTCAATCTCTTAGGGTTCTTAAAAATTTCTTTAGAGGATTGTTCCAAAGAGACACGAACAGAGATATATCTTTTGATACAGACGAAGACGTGATAAACTTCCTTGGAAATTATTCCTACTCAATGAAGTACAACAAAGAAAACAAAGCTATCACTAGAATGTGGTCAGAAGGAGCTGGAGGTAAATTAATAGAAGACGCTAAAGCTAAGTATAACGCTAAAGTAAAGAAGAATAAACCTACTGTTGGTGAGGCAAACTTCTCTAAAAACGTAGATCAAGAATTAAATAACAATCCAGATCTTTTAACTGAAATAGATGCGTTTGTTAAAAATGAAGATGGAACACCTAAATACACAGATAAAAGTGTTTGGCAAACGTCTACAGATTTTGTCGATGCTTGGCAGTTAATTACGCAGAGTAAGAAGTTAGATGGTTTGATTCAAGCTGGTATGGTAGCAGAAGGTGTTAACACACCTGAAGCGTTAAGAGATTTCACTAGAAAAGTTAAAGACGAATTAGGAGAAAGATTATTAAAGAATTTTGATCCAGCTAAGAATGATAGTTTATTCGGTTGGTTAACTGGTGTTTCTGGTGGTATGGGCAAGTCAATCATATACAGAGCTAAGGGTGATGTGATGAACAAGTACTCTAAAGAAATAAAAGCTGTATCTATAGATAGAGGAATGACAACGGAAGGAGGAGATACTTTCTCATCTCAAATAGAGGGAGAGGTTGATACTGAAATGGAGAGACTAGAAACTGAAGATCTTACTATTGGTGAAAAGACAGTTAAGAAATCTGATATAGATGTTATATTTTTAGAAAGCGTTAATACTGATAAAAGAATTGTAGAAGCTATTAATGGTGTTATAGACAGCGCAGGAGTTAATTTAGAGGGACTAACTTATAATGGCACTAAAAAGAATATAATACAACATGATGGTGGCAAGCCTAAATCTCAGCGTAAACCGGTGGGTAAATTATACAAAGTATTAGATTTAGTTTCTAAGGAGTTTGGTGTGGACCCAATGAGAATTATAAAAGAACAAGACCTAACTAACGCGCAGAGAGTAGAGGCTAGAGAATACATCGAAAATAACGCTGAGAAGTTAATTGACATGTTACCAGAGGGTGAGAATAGAAGCGGTGATGCTACGGGTGTTGCTAATACTGTTCTTGGAGAATTTTATATTGAGGGCGATAGAATATCTATGGCAGAGAGTGGTACTGGGAAAGGTAAGAAATCTCAGACTAAAAGAACTGATATAACTAAAAAAGAATTTATAGAGTTCTTTAACAAACCAGGCACGAAATCAGATGGAGCTATAAGAGCTTTAATAGTTCAAGCGGCTACAATATCTGCTAATCAAGCTATAAGGTTAAATGCTATAAATAGGTCGACAGATCCTATGAGTACTATAGCTTTAGTTGGTGATGGTAAATCTGCTATCATGTTTTCCAAGGATGATAAGAAACTTCAACCGCTGGGAGCTATAGATAGAACTTTAAGTAAATACCCAGAAGCTAAAAGTGATTTTTGGGCCAACATAAGAGTGTTCGTTGACCAGAACATATTAAGTACTAGCTTAAAGAGTATTAAAACAGCTTTAGAAAATACTTTTCCAGAGAAGCAGTTCCCTGAAATATACGAAAATATAGATCAAATTGCTAGATCAATACAACCAGTAATCAAGTCAGTAAAAACTCCTAAAAAATTTACAGACAAGGTTGCTGAACAGTTAGTCGAAAGGTTAGTTGTTACAAATCAAAACCAATATATAAAAGTAAGAGAATCTTCAGGTAGTGATATTAGTGCTACCGATGCGTTTAGAGACCCTCAGAGAGTTAAAGAGTATATAGCTACTACAACTTTGTTAGCCAACAAAATGTTTGATTCTAACAATTTAGAATTATCTATAGCTAAAATATATTCTTTGAAGGGACATTTAGCTACGATGGGTAAAAAAGGATATTTAAAGAGAAAACAGATATTCCCTGGCACAACAGAATTCTTAGAAAATACTTTAGGTAAAATACCTGGCATTACATATACGGTTACTAAGACCAAAGGAAAAACTCCAAAAATAGGATTAGACACCGTAACGTGGACAGACCCTTCTATTGAAGGCGCTAAACCTGTAACGTTTAAAATATCTGATATATTATCTTCGCAACTTTCAACTACTGCTCTTGGGGATATTAAGGCGTTTGAAAACGGAGATACGGATAGACTTGATAAACGTGACACAAACGAAGATATAGCTCAAGAAACATTGAACGATATAGTTAAGTTCTATTCTGACTTATTTAATAATAAGAAAATTGACAACGTAGATTTAATGATGGTTAAGGCATCTCTATTGTCTGGTATGGATTCTATTTTAGGTAGAGCCGGGAAATTAACATATATATCGGATGAAGCTAGAGCGTTAATAGAGAGAGATGGGAAAGATGCTAAAGTTAGGTATGAGCACGCTCCACCAAGAGTAGCTGTGATAATCAATATGTTTCACGAGCATATCAATGGAAATGGTATTAAAAATGTAAAAGAATACCTTAAAGAGTTCAAGGTACAAATAATTACCCAAGACTTTGATGGTGTTATTAACGATGCTAAGTACGGTTCTGCTTTACCAGAAGGCACAGATATAAATACTCCTGATATCCTTATAATAAGAAATTATAACGATAGAACAATGGGAGATCCTAGAGTTGAGTCTATCAAAAATATTAGAACTGGAGAATATGTAGTACCAGCAGAAGCTTTTGTGATGACTAGTAACATGCTTAATAAGAATCGTAAGAATACGATGAACTTCAGTAAAGCAGTTAACCAAGCTAATACGATTGATGAGAACACTCCTTCAAGAGGAATGAGTGCTTGGGACTTCGATGATACTTTAGCTACTACTAAATCTGGAGTTAGAGCTAGAATACCAAATCCAGACGGAACTCCTAAGCCAGGTAGAAAAGTTATATTCTTAGCTGGTGGAGCTGGTAGTGGTAAATCTAATGTTGTTAAAAAATTAGGATTAGAGAAAAGTGGATTCAAGGTAGTTAACTCTGATATATCTTTAGAGTGGTTAAAGAAAAACTCTGGATTACCAGAGAACATGAACGATCTTACTAAAGAACAAAGAAGTACTTTAGGTAAATTACAACACCAAGCTAGAGGTATTGCTAAGAGAAAGATGATGAAGTACCAAGGTAATGGAGATGGAATTGTTGTGGATGGTACCGGTGGATCTTTAAACGTAATGAATAAACAAGTTCAAGAATTTAAAGATGCTGGATATGATGTTCAAATGTTATTCGTAGAGACTTCGTTAGATACAGCTTTAGAAAGAAATAAGAATAGAAAGGAAAGATCTTTATTAGATATAATAGTAAGAAAAAATCATCACGCAGTACAAGGAAATAAAGAGGCTTTTAAAGAATTATTTGGAGACAACTTCGCGGAGGTTAGTACAGATAATCTAACTATGAAATCACCAATGCCTCAAACACTAGTTGATAACATAGATAATTTTACCAATAGTTATGAGAACAGAAGATTAGACGCAGAAGAGTTTGCTACTGAAGGATCTAGTATATTAGAGCAAGGTGGCGAATTTGATTTCTCTGAGTTTAACGTTGTCACAGAAGGTGCTCAAGGACCTATGTTTAAAACAGCTATAGATAGAGCTAAGAAATTTGGTACTGAACATACTTACGTTTTAACTGCTAGACCACCAGCGGCAGCTGCACCAATTCAAGAGTTTTTAAAATCTCAAGGATTAGATATACCATTAGAAAATATAACTGGATTAGGTAACAGTACTGGAGAGGCAAAAGCTGAATGGATGTTAGAGAAGTTTGCAGAAGGATATAACGACATGTATTTTGCTGATGACGCTATGCAGAACGTGGAAGCTGTTAAACATGTGTTGGATCAATTAGATATTAAATCTAAGGTTATTCAAGCTAAGATACAGTTTAGTAAATCCATTAAACCTAATACAGAGACTTTACTAGAAGGTGTAGATATAGCTCAGACAAATAGTATTAACAAAGTTAAAGATATTAGAAGTCTAACAGACGAAGGTGTTTATAACAACATTATGTTCTCTAAAAAACACAGAGGAGAATACGAAAACCTATTATCAAAAAATCGTCCAGAGTTAGTTAAAGAAGGATTGATATCTCAAACGATAGATAATATGTTTAACTATATTGATAGTCTAAACCTTCCTGATAATAAAAAGAGGAAGTACGAGAAGATAACTACTAAGTGGTTAGCTACTAGTAATATAAAACTAAACGAAGATTCTTACAAAATCAAAGACGCTGTAGAGTTAGCCGAGAAATATAAAGAAGATATATTCTTTTATAATAATCCTAATGAGATTATAGAAAAATACGCTGGTAAAGCTAAAGCAAAACCTACTAATCCAAACAAAGTTGAAGAGTTTGGTAAGGGTATGATTATTAATGGAAAATATAATATTGTAGCCTACGAAGTCCAAGACACCGAAGAAGGAATGGCAGCTGTTAGAAAAGTAGTAGATACTCATTTTGGTCCAAAATCTAATCCCTGGTGTATTATTGCTAGAAAAAGTAAAGATAAGTTGTTAGGTAGAGAAGACGTTATGGATGACGCTTGGCGTAACTGGATGACTTATAGAGACGGACCTAAAAGAATTATATTCCAAGATGGTAAGTTGATTGCTTTCTATGCAAACGATCAGTATTGGGATAGAATGGATAACCCTACAGACGCTCCGGTTGTTACAAAGAAAGAAGGTAATGTAACTGAAAAAATAGAACTTGTACCTACAGGGCAACTTGGTCAAGTCCAAGAGTTTGTTATAGAAAGACGAACTGTTAGTCAAGATAAAAATACTGTTACAACGGAAATTTTAGCTGAAGGAATGGATGGTTTTGAAGCCGGTACTAAGATTATTGAAAATAGAGTTAAAGGTATAACAATTAAAGAAACATATTACAATCCTAAAGGGCAGAAAGTAAGCGAATATAATTTTGATAAAAAAGGTGATGGAGTTAATAGCAAAACTTTTACTCCACAAGGTAATATATCATCAGTTAATAAGTACGGTAATCCTTTTGGTGAAATGTCTAAGGATCAGATAATTAAAACCAAAGGTGATATAATAGAGAGTCATGGCACCGCTTACAACGTTCGTGAAGCTTACCACGCGGAAGTTTTGTTTAAAGGTGAAGTAGCAGAAGTTGGAATGGAAATAGGAAAAGATGTTAAAATAGATGATCTTCTTAAAACATCCCCTAATGGTGAAATAAGATTAGACCTTAATAAAGTTGTTGAAGCTGATCCAGGCGCTAGATTTATGATACCAGGCCAGACAGCAACTACGTTAGCTGAGACGCTTGGTAAAAAGACAGATGTACAATTCTCTAAAAAAGCAAGTGATCCATTTAATCTTGGAGAAATAATAAATTCTAATATTCAAAAAGAATTAGATTTAAATAGAGTATTAGAGCAAACTAAAGGAGTTAAAGCTGAAGCTAGATATTCTGATGCTCAAGCTAAAGTACAAGGAAGTAGAAAGAATCCATGGTGGCAATGGTGGGTTCCGCCATCTGCTGAGGACTTTAAAGGATTGATATATAGATTTATTGGTAAAGGAAGAATTGGAGAACAGCAAATGGCATTCTTTAAGAAATCTCTATTTGATCCATTTTCTAGAGCTTACGAAGCTATGAACAACTCTAAACAGAGATTAGAGGGAGAATATAGACAATTGTTAAAAGAATTTCCTGATGTAAAATCTGCGCTAAATGATATTGTTATAAGTAACTTTACATTAGGCCAAATGATTAGAGTTTACAATTGGAATAAAGCTGGATTTGAAATACCTGGGTTATCACAAAGAGATTTAAACGCTATCATAAAATCAGTAGAAGCAAACGCGGAAACACTAGCATTCGCTAATTCGTTAGGTATGATATCCAATCAAGAAGCTGGATATACAGAGCCAGGAGATTATTGGATGGTAGAGAATATACAAAGTGATATAAATAAAATAAACAACGAGTTAGACAGGGCTTATCATTTACAAGAATGGAAGCAGAATATAACTAAGATGTTTGGAGAGTGGAAGGGTGGTAAATTAGACGGTCCTAACATGAACAAGATCGAAGCTGTATATGGTACTCAATTTAGAGAAGCTTTAGAAGATATCATATGGAGAATGGAGTTTGGTTCTAAAAGACAACAAGGTGGTAATCGATTGGTTAATAGATTTAATAATTGGGCAAATCAATCAGTTGGTGCTATCATGTTCTTCAATATGAGATCGGCGTTATTACAAACTATATCTAGTATTAACTATATAAATTGGACTGATAACAACCCATTAAAAGCTGGATTAGCTTTAGCTAACGTACCTCAATTTGTAAAAGACTTCACAATGATATTCAACTCTGACATGTTAAAGCAGAGACGTGCTGGAAATCAGAGAGGTATTAACGAAGCTGAGTTAGCGGAAGCTGTAGCAGGAAATAAGTTCTCTCCAAAAGCTATAATAAACTGGTTGTTAACTAAAGGATTTTTACCAACGCAAATTGCGGATAGTTTTGCTATCGCTTCTGGTGGTGCAACTTTTTATAGAAATAGAGTTAACTCATTGTTAAAACAGGGTATGACTCAAGAACAGGCAGAATCAAAAGCTTGGGAAGATTTTCAGGAGAACACAGAGGAATCACAACAGTCTTCTAGACCTGATATGATATCGCAACAACAGGCTAGTCCATTAGGTAGATATATACTAGCTTTTAAAAATACACCAATGCAGTATGCTAGGTTAACGAAGAAAGCTTGGTTAGATCTTATTAACGGTAGAGGAGATGCAAAAACTAACGTGAGTAAAATCATATATTACATGGGTGTTCAGAACTTAATATTCTCCGGATTGCAAGCTGCTTTAGGATCTTTGATTGGAGATGACGATGAGGAGAAAGATGCTAAGACACACGAAAGAGTAGTCAACTCAATGATCGACAGTGTTTTGGGTGGGTTAGGATTCGGTGGTAACGCTGTCCTAACTATGAAAAATATGATCATGGAGTATAATAAGCAAAATAAAAAAGGATGGAACGCAGATCACACTTATACTATATTAAAGTTCTTTAGTTTTTCACCAACAATCGGTTCTAAAGGTAGAAAGTTGTATTCATCTATACAGACCGAACAGTACAACAAAGATGTTATAAAAGAAATGAGCATGTTAGATATTGATAATCCGAGATGGTCATCTATAGCTAATCTAATATCTGCTATTTTCAACGTACCTTTAGACAGGATAGTTAAAAAGGTAGATAATATTGACGCTGCTATTACAGAAGATATAACCGCTATGCAAAGATTTGCTTTGTTAATGGGATGGAATACTTGGGATTTAGGTATTGACGATTCTGATATCTTAGCGGTTGAAGATGAGATCAAGGAGAAAAAGGAAATAAAAAGAGAAGAAAAAAAGAAGAAAGAGAAAGAGGAAAAGAAGAAACAAAAGGAAATAGAAGATAAAGCTAAAGAAGAAGAGAATAAGAAAAAAGAAGACGGAAGGTGTATTGCTATAGGTAAGAGTGGGAAGAGATGTAAAAAGAAAGCGGAGTCAGGAGGATACTGTACGATACATGCCAAAGTAGAACAAGGGACGAAAGAAGTTCAGTGTAGTAAGATAAAATCTGATGGTAGTAGATGTAAGATGAAAACCAAGGCTAAGAGCGGGTTGTGTTACTACCATGATTAAAAAACAAGAAAAATACGTAATATTATAATAATAAAGTAAATTATAAAATGGCTAAAGAATTAAATGAAGATACGGGCTTCGTATTAAGTGTAAAAACAATTATAGGTTTAGGTTTTGGAATAGCTACGCTAGCTGGCATGTGGTTCACGTTGCAAGCTGACATAGCTGAAGCTAAAGAATTACCAGCCCCAATACCTGACGAGGTTACTAGAATGGAGTTTAATATGAAGGATCAAATGATTCGTAATACTATTTTAGACACCCAAAAAGATGTTGAAGAAATAAAGGGAACTTTAGAAAAAATAGAGGACAAACTTTATAACAGATGAAAAAATTAGATTTATCAAATATAGTATATATATTAATAATTATTTTAATTTTTACAGCTTCTCAAGCTTTTGGTCAAATAACAGTTAAACACTTTAACGCGAATTGGAACGAAGCTAATGGTGTTGACTGGTTAATGGATTTAAAAGATTGTGGCACTAAAGGATATGTTGATATCGCTGAAGATACAGAAGCACAAACAAAATATAAAATAGCGGTGGTACCTACAATTATAATATTTAAAGATGGAGAAGAAGTTGCTAGATTTCAAGCTGACTTAAGTTTTAAAATGGTAGCTACAAGAGAAGAGGTACAAGAAGAAATTGACAACCAACTGATGAGTGATTTCTAATGTGGGATTTATTTAAAGATAAAAACGAGATCAACGAAAAGAATATAATAGGATTTGCTTCTTTTATTCTTATGGTTATGTTTGCTTTAACAGATCTAATAACAGGTTTTTGTGGTCAAGAACTTGTAATAAACAATACAATATATAATTCTTTTGTTTTTGTAACATTAGGATGTTTCGGGATTAGTTCCTTTGAAAAAATTAAAAAACAATGAAGAAAATTTTATTTTTATTATTATTACCTTTAATAAGTTTTAGTCAAACGATAAATACATTTCCATGGATTTATGACTTTGAAAACGCTATAGGTTTAGAGCAAGACACAACTAATGATAGAGACTGGTGGTTAAATCAAGGCCCAACAAGTTCTCAATTAACAGGTCCGCAAGGAGATCACACGACAGGCGGTGGAATATATTATTATGCGGAAGCGTCAACCAGTGGTATAGGTTTTCCAAACCAAACGTTTATAGCGTACACTCCTACTTTTGATATATCACAAACTCCTGGCAAGGTTTTATCTTTCTGGTATCATATGGCTGGATCAACAATGGGAGATTTAGAAGCGGGTTATATAGATAGCAATGGATACACATCGTTAGGTATTATATCTGGTAACCAAGGTAATAACTGGAAATTTGCTTATTATCCTATAACTGCTGTTGATTCTTTTAAAATACAATTTACAGCAACTACTGGTAGTTCTTTTTACAGTGATATATGTATAGACGATATAATGGTTAGTGATCCATTTACAGTTATATTCGGTTGTACAGACACCGTGTCTTCAAATTATGATTCTACAGCAACACATGATGATGGTAGTTGTATTTATTATTTTGGTTGTATTGATCCCACGGCTACTAATTACAATCCTTGGGCAAACGTAGATGATGGTAGTTGTGTTCAGAATGTTACCTGTGATTCTACAGAATCTTTAATTGATGTAGCTATAAAATTAGATAATTGGCCTAGTGAAACCTCTTGGGAAGTTGTTGCTGACGGTGTTGTTATTTACTCTGTTCCTTCTGGAACTTATGATTACACACAAACAGGACAAACTGTACACACACAAGTTTGTATACCGGTTGGAGATACTATAATATTTACAATTAACGATACTTATGGAGATGGAATTGGAGGAGGTTCTGTTGTAGGAGGTTGTTTAGTAACTAATATAGATTGTGAAGATACTATATTCTTGCTAAATCCACCAAACTTTGGATACACAGCATCGTCTAATCCTTATGTATCTGACATGTGTAGTAACGATACTATAATATACGGATGTACTACTCCGTCTTATTTAGAATATGATTCGTTAGCAACAGTAGATGATGGTAGTTGTATGACATTAGCCACTTATGGTTGTACTGATCCAGCGGCTTTTAACTACGATCCAAATGCTGATAGAATATTGTTAACTTCTCCTTGTACTTATGATTTAATACTATACGACGATGGTGGAGATTCTTGGGGAGCTTGTTGGCTAGGTGTTGAACAAGGAGATTCCTTGTGGCAATTTAAAATAGATCAAAATGGAGTATATTCTGACACGTTTGCTTTAGAACTTAATTCTTATGATGAGGTATATTTTTACTACTTTGAAATACCTACGCCTCAACAGAACGCTCAACAATTAGATATACAAACAATACAAAACTCTTTTAAAGTAGAGAATTCTTTTGGAACTATAATACACGAAGGTAACAATCCTTGGCCTGGTCCAAATGAAAATAAATTAAGAAATTATAGAAGTGCTTTAGATATTTATGAAGCACAACCTTATTGTGGAACCGAATGTATACCTGTAGTTATGGGTTGTATGGATACTCTGGCTTATAACTATAACAGCTTAGCAAACACTAATGACACATGTTATTATAATCCTGGTTGTACAAATCCTGGTTATTTAGAATATTACACTCAAGGTTTTATTGCTGGAGTAGATGACGGAAGTTGTGTTACGTTAGCGGTATTCGGATGTATGGATAGTACAGCGTTTAATTATGATACTACGGCTAATGTAGATAATGGTGGATGTGTTCCTGTTATATATGGATGTATGGAAAGTCTAGCTTTTAATTATAATCCTAATGCTAATACTCCTGATACGTGTATAGCGTACTTATACGGTTGTACAGATCCTACAATGTTTAATTATAATCCATTAGCTAATACAGACGATGGGAGTTGTATTGAGTTTGTATATGGATGTATGGATTCAACAATGTTTAATTTTAATCCTTTAGCAAATGCTCCTAGTAATCTCGTTCCTTGTATTCCTTATATTTATGGTTGTACTGACCCGAGTATGTCCAACTATAATTCAGAGGCTAATACAGAAGATTTCAGTTGTATACCATTTATTTACGGGTGTATGGATTCTACTGCTCTTAACTACGATTCAACTGCTAATACAGACAACGGTTCTTGTATCGAGATTGTTACAGGTTGTATGGACCAAGGCGCTTGGAACTACGATGTCTTGGCGAATGTCCACGATACTAGCTCTTGTCTTTACGACGCTGGTTGTATTACTGGTCCTGGTAATCCTTATTGGTTAAACGACCCTTGTTATGAATGGGTAATATTAGTAGATGATTATTGTTGTGAGAACGCTTGGGATACTATATGTCAATTAACTTATAATCATTGTGATGGAACTTGGTCAGGGCCATTGCCAAAAAGATTTAATAAAGAATTATTAATGGTTACCGATATATTAGGTAGACCAGCAAAACCAGGTAATAATAAAATATTGTTCTTTATATATAGTGATGGAACAGTAGAAAAGAAATTAACAAAATGAAAAAATTACTACTACTATTACTAATTACTTTAATGTCTTGCGCTGCTACAAAAACTTGTTGTGGGCAATTCAGTTATAAAGGTTACGAATATAATATTGAAGATATTTTAAAAAATCAATTAAAGTTTTCTACTATATATGGAGCTGTAAATGGAGGTACATCTATATCTGATATTAAACAATTTTCAGTTATAGACGGATTACAAACATCAATGATAGAAACTCCTTATGATTATTCTTTTACTTTAGGTATAAGAAAAATCGCAAGATTTGGATATGAAAATAAAGCTAATACTTTTTATGATGGTACAGAGTCTAATTATACAGACGCTGCCACAGTTGGTAAAGTACAAGGTTTTGAATATTTATTTGAAATAGATTACGCTAGACAACAAGGTTTAGATTATATAGATCAACACCATTTTATCAGATATAGTTCTGACGATAATTGTGATGGTCCTTTATGTATAGATCATTTTGCTGCTAAAGTAGAATATTTAAAAGATGGTTTCGCTGATGTAGAGTATTTCGAGTTATCAGAAAGGTATAGATACAAGAAAGACAAAAACTTAGCGTTCAGTATAGGTGCTGCGCATAGATTAGCAGAACCATACGGTTATGATCCGCTAGAAGAATGGGTCTTGGATAATGGTAATTTACATTACACTTACTTAGCAATACAAGAAGGTTACACTATTGATGTTGCAAACAGTGAGTATAAAGATCCAAGCGGAAACACCGTTGCTAACAGTGCTGACGTTTGGAAAGAGGTTGTTATACCACAAGTGCTAGCAGATTACACTACTAGAAAAAGAAACGAATTAAATAGAGTTATACAACACTCGTTGGTAGTAGGTTTTGATTATTATAAATATAGCAAAAACTATTGGTTGCACGCATGGGGTAATTTACTGCCTTACCATTATGATGACGGTGGTGAATTTTCTTACCACAAGTATAACAATAGCGAACAATGGTATGATTATTCCGGTGGAGTTGTATTTGGTAGAAAACTAGACAAACAATTAGGTGTATTTGCAGAAGGTAAATACAGTAAATATTGGAATAGAGAGTGGTATGATTTTAAATTTGGTGTTAACTATATAATAAGATAATGTATACTTATAAAATGTCTCCATTAAAAGTGGTAGACGGAGATACTATTGATGCTGAAATCGATTTAGGTTTTGATATCAAAGTAAAAAAAAGAGTTAGATTTATGGGGATAAACGCTCCAGAATCTAGAACTAAAGATTTAGAAGAAAAAGCTAGAGGTTTAGCAGCTAAAGATAGAGTAAAACAACTATTAGATGGTTGTGAAAATTTACAGTTAAAATCTCATGGTGTAGGTAAGTTCGGTAGATGTTTAGGAGAAATTATGCTAGACATGGTAGACGGGCAAGAGAAATTAACCTTAGTAAGTTTAAACGAATTATTAATTAACGAAGGCCATGCTACAAAATATGATGGCGGAAAAAGATAAATTATGATAAATTGGATAAACGGTTTTAATGCCGGTAATAAAAAAGAAAAATACGAAATAACTTTTAGATTAGGTACATTTACAGTTTTAGAAATTAAAGCTTGTTTGTTCTGTGAAAAAGGATGTACTTCTAAAAGATTTAGATTTATGATACTGAATTTAGGGTTTGAAATATAATCCTTTAAGTAGGGAATTTTTAATCAACAGAGGATGGTGTTGTGATAACAACTGTATTAACTGTCCTTATAAAAATAAAAGAATGAAATATACTAGAGAACAGATAAAAGACACTGTAGAAGGTTTAGGATATAAATACTTCACAGGAGATAATTATGATGTAAATATTATTGGTATTAGAAATTCTGATACTAATGGTAAAGTTACAAATAAATTTGATGATATAATAACTATATCGTTTAAAGATGAAAATGGAGATTGGCAATATTATGAGTATGTTTGTACTACAGATCCAGGAGATGATTGGATGGAGAATCCTTGGATAGAAGAAAAAGGTTGTGCTGTATTAAAACCTGGTCAATATAGAGGATCTCATAAACTAAGATTACATAGTGGTAGATATTTAGCTTTAGGACAAAAGAAGCCTGTAACAGTTTATAGAGACAATAATAGAAATGATCAATATGAATTCGACGAATCAACTTGTGACACAGGAGTGTTCGGAATTAATATACATAGAGCAACAGCTTTAGAAGGTAAGACTTCTACATATGTAAACAAATGGAGTGCTGGATGTCAAGTAATAGCTTCTAACGACGATTGGATGGAGTTCCTAGGTATATGTCAAGAAGCTAGAGAACATTGGGGTAATTCATTTTCATACACATTAATAGAAAGTAAAGATATAAAATAACTATAGTAAAACAATTAATTAATTAAAAAAAAAGAAAATTATGGCAACAACGACAGCGACTTTAACGCTAACAAGTACTGACTTGCTGACAGATTCATTATCGCTGTCGGCTACGCAGACGTTGTACAAAGCAGGTACAACAACGGGATTGGACAGTATCCAATACGAAAGATTAGAAGTTCCAACTGGTGACGTTTACGATCTATTAGACGCTACTTCCGCAGGGGCAAATAAAGCTAACAAGGTTTATATAGCTAACAAACATACAGATGCTACTAAATATGTAGATATTTATATAGCAACTCTTTTAATTGGTAGGTTATATGCTGGTGACTGGGCTTTCTTTCCTTTAGAAGCGGCCGCGGCTACACAAGACGTAGGTATCGAGGCTATTTCAGCTGCTCAAGTGGTTGAATTTGCTTTAATTCACGAGGGTAAAACACTAGTAGCATCATAGTATTAATATAAAAAATAAATAAAAATGGCGACAACAACAGCACAAATAACATTAACTAGTACAGACATAGCTGATAACGCATTATCTGTTTCTAATACGATGACGCTTACTACAGCAGGAACTGAAACTGGTTTAACAGAAACAACTGGATTAGCTAGAAAAACAATAGCTAGTGCTAGTTTAACGGATTTAATAACTTTAAATAGCTTTCAAGATATTACAGCTCTAAAATCAGCTAAAGTATATATTAAAAATACAAGTACAGCTTCAGATAAATATGCTTTAATAGGTATTGGAAACTCTAGCGGAACACCTATATATGTAGGTAGGTTATATGGAGGAGATTGGATGCTTCTTCCTTGGTTAGCCTTACCAACTGATGGAGATGGTTTCGCGGCTTCTGTATCAGATGGTGGAACTTATGGTCACGCAGATAATCAAGATATAACTATTACAATGAGTGATTCAACCGCGACAGTTATTGAGTATATGGTATTCTTTGAATAAGAATGTTTAGTATAAAAAAAAGGGATAACCGTAATTGGCTATCCCTTTTTTTATTTAGTTAACTATTGTTAAGCTAAAACAGAATTTTTTTGATTCTGAACTTCTTTTCTAACATCTTGTGCTAGATTTTTAATATTCTGCATACACTTTCTAACCCGCGTTCCTGCGGAATTGTTACCTTCAACAAACTTTTCTGAATCAACAGCAGCTGCCATAAATTCTTTCTCCATTTGTTGCAATAATTTAATTACATTGTTTTCTCCGTACATATTTATTTATTTAAAATTTATAAGATAATCCTAGTTTAAACTCTCCTTCTGAATCTTCTTTTGTAGACATCATGTAGTTTGGCTCTACATATAATTCGTTCCAAACCTTCATAGTATAACCTACTCCAAAAGTCATGTTGTCCATCATTTCATCAGTTGGAGCTTGTACAACCGCGTAGCAGTTACTAAAATAGTATCTACCCCACATATCGTACTCTTCACCATTCTTTACAAGACCTAAAGTAATGTTATCATTTAACATATACCCAATTCCCATATTATCGGTGATGTTTGACATTTCCCACTCTGCGTCATCCTCTGGCATATTTATAGTTGTTACAGCCATAAACTGTGCAGAGCATAAAATTGTAGCAAGAGCAAAACTTGCCGTTAAAAATAGTTTTTTCATAATTTTGTTTTTAGTTAATAATTAAGTTACTTCACAATTTCCACCCGCACAAGCTAATTCACCTGATAGATCCGTGTTGTCTTCTAATTCTACAACTTTAGATAAATCTACATCGTGCAAGGTTTTAGTCATGTCATCATATTTTTGTTTTGTTGTATCCTCAAATGGAGCTTGTACGTAAGTACCTCCGTCATAAGGTAGAACAGACAAACCGTTATAATGATTACGGTTTTCCCACATCCATTCTCCAGCTTTTTCCCATTCATTTTCTTTTAAAGATACTGTAGCTGAAACGTTATGAGAGTTTGAACCGGTCTTATGACCAGGTTTAACCCATTCGGTTGCTACTTTTTTAATTCTCTCTAATAAGTCCATAAACTTTTCAGTTCTAATAATAGAACCTTTTGGAGCTTTTTGTGGAATACTAATCACAGCTGTATCATGCGGTCTGAAGTAATCATCTTCTAGCAATTCAGGGTGATTAATTTTTAGATAAGTATATATAGCTTCGTTTTTACCAACACGAAGTCTACGTATATAATATCTATTGTGCCAAGCGTGTATACCTGATGAAGTCCCTAAAACTAAGGATGTTGTTCCTGCTGGTTTAACTGTTGTTGCTCTAGCGGCAGGTTTAATACCTATAGTCTTAGATACCATTCGATTCATCATCTTTACATGATCAGCAGCTTCATTCATATTTAGTTTAAGAACCTTGCCAGAGGCTATACCTGTCATTGACACTCCTATAAGAGCGTCTTTTTCAGTGGTCTCTTGCCAAACTTCTCTTAAATAATGAAACTCTGTATAACCAGCTTGTAACGTTCCTATAAAAGCAGCTGCAGTGACTCTATTGTTTAACTCATCTTGAGTCTCTACATCAGAAACATTTACTTCGCATAAGTTACAAAATTGGAATGGACGTAATGCTATTTCACAACAGGGATTAGTCCCCCAATCTTTATCGTTATTAAAATATATACCAGGTTCACCAGAACCAGATAGCTCTATACGTTTCCATAAGTCCATAAAAAACTCTTTAGTTATTTTATGTCTCATAAGTACCGCTGAGTTATTAGCTCTACCTCTTTGTGGGTTTGTTTCCCACCAAGATCCAGATTTAGCAGATATCATTTCTTCATCATACGCGGAAAACAGCGATATAAGAGCTGCTCTACGAATACCGCCTGCGAGTACGGCATCAGCGATATGACAAACGATATCATGTACTTCAAGGGACGATAATTTTTCTCCATCTTTTTTTGCATCTAATATTCCTTTGATTTTTACTAAACATTCTCTCAGTGGTTGCGGTCCAGGTGCTTTTCCTCCAGAGGTCACAAGACGTGCTCCCTTAGGCCTAATATCCGAATAATCAAATTTGATCTTAGATGATCTCTTAGAGCCCAAATAAGACTTGATTAAAACTTTTATTGCATCTGACCAACCCTCAATGCTATCACCAATAACAAACCTACGTTTTCTAACGTTGTGTGGTTTGATTATTTCTGGTAATTTTTTTATATTATGTAATTGGACTGAGTAACCCACGCCACAACCAGAAAGAAGTAAAAACATGCACTCACTAAAGCTATCAATATGATCAATAGGTAGGTAAGCGCAGTTGTATAATCTATTTGGAGAGATTTCAATTGGTTTACCACCAAATTGAAGACTACGCATAGACGGTAAAACTTTCTTTTCATAAACATATTTGTAATAGGTATTTATATCATTTTCTAAACTTGGGTATTTACGAATGTGCATTGCTTTATTACGGTCAACCAACTCTTCCCAAGTTTCTCTTCGTTGTAACTCAGGAATAAACTTTGCATATTTCATATGCACTGTAATATCCGAGAGTATTTCGTTGTTTAACTCGCTCATTATTTATTAAGTGTTAGGCATGCATCCACGAATGGTAGATATAATACGTGATTTGTTTTCTTTCTTTCATCGTAAGATCTAAATCCTACGCATATACCTGGGTAAAACCCAAAGCTTAATTCCCATTTATTTTTTATTTTTGCCATTTGATTTATTTTTATTTATTATTAATTCTACTACTTGATCACATTCCTTTTGGTTCTGAGGTTTATATAAAGTCACATGTTTAAGATGCTCTTTTACATACTTTTTAAACATTTTCCAACGTATTGGGAAACTTTCATTTGCTCTTCCTTTACATTCTATTATAAATGAATCACTTACAAAATCAGGTGTATACTTAATATTCAAAATCTTTTTTTGACCTCTATTAACCATATCACCCTTTCCATTAGATTGGCGTTCGTAAGAATCTACGTTAAACATAAATCCTTCTTGTAATTCAAATACAGCTCCTTCATATACAGCGTGTATCTTAGCTTTCTTTAGAGCTATATACATATATTTCTCAAGACCTGAGGCGAAAGTTATCCCATCAAAAGTAACTTTCTTACTTCTGACAGGACCTTTCTTTCTTTTAAAACGTTTCTTCATATCTATCGTCTTTGAATTTTTCAATTAAAGATTCTTCCGATAAATCTTGAAGCTCGTCTCTTGCTGCTTGTATATATAATATAGCATCCATAAGTTCTTCTTGAACGTCGTTAAGATATTTTTGAAGACCTTTCATTTTAAGTCTACGTTCGTCATCTAATGTTGAGCCATATTTAGCGTAACCAACGTCAGAACGTTTAACGAATTTATCAACAACGCTTCTAACTACAGGATCTCTAAATCCATATTCTTTTCTTGAAGTGACACCATTTCTAGCGTCCATAATTTCTCTATCGCTCATAATTAATCTTTTTTAAATGTTCCGTTAACCATCTTTCCAGTTCTATTTGATATCTCATCGTAAGCCGCGTCAATACAATCTTCAATTGATACATTATTTAATTCAGCTAGATTTGTCAATACAACTACACAATCACCAATACCATCAATAATTTCAGCTTTATCATTTTTTAATACAGCTCTACATATTTCTCCAGCTTCTTCTATTAATTTAAGTGTTTGAGTTTTAGGATCACCTTTGTCATATAGACCTCTTTCATGAGCCCACATTCTTATTAATTCAAACATACTAACTTCTGAACAACTATCATCACAATACTTTTGTTGTCTAACACCCGTTGGCGCTAAACCTCCAGTTAATGTTCCATTGCGTTTTTGTTCGACTTCATTCATTTGTTTAGCGTTGTCGAACATTCTGTCGTAAGCGTCGTGATTATCAAACCATCTAGCAAAAGCTTTATTATATATATAACATCTATTATTTGTATATTGAGATGGTTTAACATTATCCATTATCCATTCAATTGATTTGCTAGTAATTCCAACTGGACCACTATCTGTCTCCCATTGCATACCTATTTTATCCATAAGCTGCCCTCTTAGTTTATTGACCGGACAAGGGAATGTCGTGGTCATTTCTGTTACATTTATTTTCATATTATTTATTCTTATTTGGTTTACTGGTTTATATAAATCTTTATAAAGTTTTCTATCGACACTGTAACCCATTGCTTTCTGAAATGATATTTCTTTTTCAGATATTAGATCAATATCTGAAGTAGACATTATAACTTCGTATTCACCTGGGTAATAACCCTGTTGACGTTCAACTCTTTCTTCAAGATTTGTTGTTACCCCTATTTTTACACCCGGGATATGGTATAAGTAATACATCATATTTTATCATTATATAAATGCATATTATGCGCGAAATGATAATATACACCCGGTTCAATATTAAGTCTCTTAGAGACCATCTCTTGTAGCTTAGAAAAACAATATTGGTCATTACAAAAGCCAAACCAAAGATCGTTAGACCTCATTGTTACACACATGTCAAGTCTACCATGTAATATTGTGAACTGTATAGCGTAAGTACAAGGCGTATCGTTTGTATAATCTTTATACTCTTTACAGTCGTATATTGATATTGCAGCTTGCCTTGTGTCTGGATTATACTTGAGTAAATTCACGACATGATCTATTTGGTTATTACGTTGCCATTGATAACCGTAGTTAGAGTTTACAGTACCCCACTCGTTAGCCATACGTTTCCATATTTCAGGTACCTTACCGTATATTTCACCTAACCTTTGTATATGAGGATCGCCAGTTAAATACCACTGCCATTCAGCTTCAGCATAATCTTCTTTCCAGTTACGTTCTCTATTTATTATTCTATTATCCATAGGATCTGTTATATAGAAACCTGCGTTGAATAGAGCTTTAGTATCTCCGAAATCTACACCATCTCGTATTATACGATCGTGTAAATATTCATAAGCTGTATTTGCATTTCTAAATTTAAGCATAGTGTTCTCCTTTGTATTTAATATAATTAGAAAAATCTTGTATTGTAAGCTCGCTAACACCCGGCGTGATTCTAAAGTATGTTTTTGACTTACCGTTCTTGGTTAATGTAATTGTTTTATTGTGTATCTTCTCTCCATTCGTATCTTTATATGATATCATTTTTTGTTTTAAAGTATTATCCATCTTTATTCGTATTTAATTTGTATTTATTGTAATAATATTTATAATACTCATACATTTTAGCTAAAGCTTCTTTGTCTTTATAAACTTTAGGGTCTAAATGTATTTTCTTATTAATATTTAATTCAACTCTCCATTCGCCCTTGCTGCTTTCCCAATGAGGTATTACAGCTATCTTTATTCCTTTCTTGTTACACCAACCAACATGTTTTATATCTTGCTTGGTATATTTAAGAAATCCGGGGCTCTGACCTACAACTTTTTTAGCGTTTCTAAATCCTATTCCCATGGCATTGGCTCGTTTTCAGCTGCTACTACAACTTCAGGTACAAAACTTCCAGATCGTGGCTCCCAAGTAAAATGAGCTTCAGCTCCATTTTCACCAAGGTTTTGGAATTTAACTTTAAGCACCTTAACTTTAGTTGTTTTCGCTTCGTAATCTCTATGAACTAAAAGTCCATGGTAACTAGCGTCATACCATTCACCACCACCTTTAATATTATACATAGTAGGTTCTTCAATCTTTCCATCTTGACCTTTGTACATTTTAGTAGGATGAGCTACTATAAAAGTTAGTACGTCATATTTCTTACAAAAAGCTTCAATCTTAGCTAAGTAATCCATAGTATAGCGATTCACATCGTCTGAAGCCGCGTTAACATCTCTTACCTTGTTGAATGGGTCTATTACTAGACATTTGATACCTTTACGTTTTACAAGTTCAGCTCCTTTACGTAAAACAGATTCTAAATTGTATTTATCCATATCAATAAAGAAATAATTATCATTTACGTGGTCCGCAACTTGATTCCATTTATTAGAACCAATATCCCCTGGTGAAGGCATATCCATCCATGTTTTCCTCATTAGTTTATGAGCGTGTAAATACGTAGGTTGATTTTCAGGACTGGCAAAAGCAGTCTTCCAACCGTAGTTATTATTATAACCAACTACCATTTGATCAACAAAGTCAGATTTACCACTACTAGGTATACCAGTAACAGTAATGAACTGACCAGTATAAGTACTGAATATATTGTCAAAATTTTGTAGCCCGATTTGATACCCAGGCTTAAAACCATTTTGTACAAAGTCTTTAAGTTCATCTTCTATATCTTTTAATGTTGATACATTTTCTAGCGGTACGGGTTTAGCTTTGTTTATAATGTCACGTAAAGCTTTAGCACCATGTTCAAGCAAATATTCGTTAGCATCTTTGTTACCATTGAAATCTATAAGATAACATACTTCTGCTCCAAGACGTCTAACGAGTTCACGTTGTAACATTTGACCAGGTTCGTCTGCATCAACCGCTAATATTATTTTGGTTTTATCATCAAAATAATCAATACAATTATCTAAATAATCTAAATTATTTCTATTTAACGTAGCTCCATTTGGAACTGAAACAGCATTTTTAATACCAGCCTCATGTAACGCTAGTACATCCATTTCACCCTCAACAATAACGCAGGTATCATAACCCACAATACTATTGATATTATAAAATACTTTTTCAGCACCTTTATAAAGCTTAAAGTTCTTTCTACCGTCACGATACTTAACATTGATAAGCTGATCACCCATAAAGTAGTTAAACTGTATAGTGTTTTCTTGCTTACCAGTTTGAGGCATCCATTCAGAACCTTCAGAAACTTGAAGGTCTTTTAATGTTGTCTTTGAAATACCTCTTGTACCGAACCAAGTTTCAACGTTAGTACTTATATCGTTAAATTGCTCTGGAGTATCTGGTCTTATATAAACCTTTTCACTAGAGCCTTTACGTTGATAAGTATGTAGTTGAAAACTTGTATCACAATTGTGACAGGTACCGAGACCACGTTCCCAATCATATGAAGCACATTGTAGCTTCTGATTTTTAGGTTTCCTAGTATGTGAACACAGGGGACAAATCCCCTGCGTAGCACCATCTTTCAGGTCGTATTGATTATACTTGTCAATCAAAAATCCATTGATCTCTTGTACCATATATTAGAATGGTAAATCTGGTTCAGCCGCAGCAGGAGCAGGCGCTGGAGCTGATTGGTTATCTCTTGGAGCGGTATCTACATTAGTACCGTTAGTCCAAACTACTTTTACATTACCAAGGTAAGTCTTAGCTGCTTTAGCATCTCTTTCTTCCTTAGTTTGTTCTACAACTACAGGTCCTTGATTACCGAATTGATCTGGTTCATCATTTAATGTAATTGTAATTGGTAAGTATTTACCTTTTTTACCTACAAAGATTTTATCTTTAGGTATATTATTAAGGTTAATACTTGTTTTAATAATACTTGCCATTTAATAATTATTTATTTGGTTAAACATTCTTGTTAATTGTTCTTTAGTAGCACCTCCAACTCGCCTTAAGTTATCAATCGCTTTCACGTGATTTTGATTACTATAAAAATTCTTTTCAGAAGTTTTAATTCCACTAACTGTGCATACTTTCATTTTTGGTCTTGCCATAATAATTGGTTTAAAGGGTTTTGCTTATGAAGTACTGTTTAGGATCAAAGTCCCTGGTCTTATAAAACAAGTCATAAGCTTCACTTGCTTTACTCACCTTTTCTTCACCTTTTTCATAAAACTGAGGTGAACAATCAAACATTCCTATTTGATGTGTTATTTTGTCTATAACTATGAATAACATCTCATATCCGAATAACTTACTATAGATATAAGCTTGTGAGTCATAGTTAAATTTACTGGCTGACCATTTAAACCTGTCAATATCACCAGTTGTTTTTAAGTCAATAACTAATTTTTCTTCATGATTAACAATATCTGCCTTACCTTTCCATTGATTACCAAACAACTCTGTAACCATTGGAACTTCATATTCAATACCAGTTCTATCTCTTATTGTTTTACCGTATATCGAACCGTTTATAAGATCTCTGCATATATCGTTAGCCATAAGTTTATCTCTCATCAACTCTATTTCGTCTACTTCTTTTTGTAATAAACATAGTTCACCTCCACTCACGTCTTTATATTCTTTTGTATTTCTAGTATTAGACTTAACAACTCTAAATCTTTCGATTTTGTCTGGTTCTAATATACAAGTGTGAAAATACCCACCAACTAAAAACGCTGGTGATGGTTTACTAGGTTTAAACACGTTCAACGGGTCTTTTAATAACTTACTTACATGTGAATTAGATAAGAATTGATTACCAAAATCACCGTAATAATCTTCATCGCTTTTAAGTCTTTGTAATATTTGTTTTTTGTCCATTTAATTTATTTAGTTCAACTAAATGTTGAGTATTAATTTTATATTTAGCTTCTATAGCTTTCATATCACCGCCTGCTACTATATATTCTTTAGCTTTTTCAAACTGTTCTTTAGTCATCATTGGTTTAGCGGCTTGTTTAATCTTGTTAACAGCATTAGACTTACCATGATTATTAGTAGAGTCAGCATCAGCTGTATCATCGATTAGAAATAAATTACCTAAAGCATATTTCTTGCCGTATGAAGAAGCTGCACCAAACTGCTGAGCGGTTTGCATACCTTTTTGATTAAGGTCTACACCGACTATAGCAGTAGCGCTTATACTGTCTTTACCATCTGATATTATTGCTGTTGATTTGATTGTTGGAACAGGGTCAGTCATGATTAGCTCTTCATTAAGAGTGACTGTAACGCCATGTTTTAAAAGGAAAGGCTTTGTGGCCTCTAGTATGTCTTCGGCTTTCCTAAAATAATACTTACCGAACGAGTTGTAACTCGATTTTTTAGCTTTTAATTCAGTTTGAATTATCGCTAGTTTTTGGTTTAATTCTTTCATATTATTGGTCTTTGGTGTATATATATAATTACACGTTTTTTATTAAATTTAATTTTATTTTTCACTCTATCTTACAGAAAGTCAAGCACTTGCGAGTGATCTACATTTTCTATAAGTTTATCTACAGCTTGCTTTTTTAGCTGTGAAACTCTCACGTAAGAACTACTACCTTCCATACCTAAATATTTAGCTATTTCAGTGGCTGAATGTTTATCACAGTCAAGTCCATAGCTCAATCTAATTACTTGATATTCTTTATCAGACAAATGAGATTGACATAAACCTTTTAAATAAAGATTTAATAGATCTATATTGTAAGGCTCTGAATTATCAGGTATTTGATATACCATATCTTCATCTGCTGGACTAGCATCAATACTTAAGAATATAGAGTTGAAAAACATTTCAACCATCTTTTTATCTTTACCAAAGTTTTTACGTATTTCATTAATTTTATGCTCAGGTATTCTAATATTACCTCTGTTTGAATCTATCTGTCTACGTATACTTCCTTTAATACGTTTAGCAAAAAACGATTTTAATGTTTTTTCCATATCTTCAGATTCTCTAAGCTTTTCATAATCCAATTTACGAACCGCTTGCGCTAATCCTAAACTACCTGATTGTATCATGTCCATTATTGTCATTACTCCACTGGCTTGCTGTGATGTTGAGAATTTTCTAGCTATATTCTCTACTAATGGTAGAAATCTTATAGTAAGTTCTTCTCTAGTATAATCGTCTAAAGGAAGGTTTGGCAACCTTTTTACAGCCGCAGATATATCGTTTTTATATCTTACATAATTTTGTATATTATATTTTTTCATGATCTTTTACTAGTATTTTTAAAAGTTTTTAATTTTGGTTTTCTAATAATAATCTTTTTAATTTTTAATCCATCAAAATAAAGTACTGCATCACCACTATTATTTTTATAAGTTTTTATATCACCATCTCTAAAATAGACTATAATCTTTCTTTCTTTAATAAAGTTTTGAGTTGTCACACATTTACAATTATCATAAAGATCTAAAACTAAAAATTCATTTGTATCTATATTTATATCAGTATCTTCTAAGAAAACACTTTTAGTTTTGTTAATTATTTCGCTTTTATAATAATCAAATTCAAAATGTATTTTACCAGCTATTGAATGACATATAGTATCTTGTGCTTGTGAATAACTAAATCCAGCTAGTAATAATCCTGCTATTGTTAATTTTATTTTTTTCATAATTGTTTGTTTAATAATTTTTCGTTAATTCTTTGTTTTATTATTCTTATGTCGTTTGCTTGTACTTTGTAATCTTTCATTAATTCTTTTGGCACATTGTCCCAAGCTCCAATATAATTCTGTACGTTAAATCCTCTTTTAATACATTCTTCATACAATTTTATATATCTCTTTTTAAGATGTAATAATTTATTATAGAAAAATTTAACATGACCTGTACCTAATTTGAATTTATCAGGTATTCCATCCATATTATATTTACCTTTAGCAATACAATTTGGTATACGTTTTATCTCCCTATGTTCAGCTATTAAATGTTGATTAGTCAACTCAGCTGGTGGTATTCCTACATTTATTCTTGTCATTTATTAAATCTTTTTGCTCTTACTACTTTATCTTTTTTCATTTTTTTAAGTGTCCATAATATATCTGTTAATAACTTAAATAATTGTTTTTCTTGTTTTCCTGTCATAATTGTTTATTTAATAGTTCTTTTTCTCGTTTTAATTCTTCACACATGTTTCTGTGTATAGTTCTTGTTGAACAGTTAAGTCTTGCTGCTAATCTTTTTATTGTTATTTTCCAGCCACTATGATTTAGTGATAACATTAAATCGTAAATATCGTCTTGAGTAACTGTTTTAGTTCTACCTATTAATTGACCTACAATACGTAGTTTTTCTTCAGTACACATACCGTTATAAGGTTTGAATATAACTTTCCGTAATTTGTTTTTAGGAGGTTCTTCAAAGTCTAACATGCTAATTTCGTATACCATTTTTCTTAACAATTCAGCATGTATATTGAACGTGACGAAACCTTGTTTTTTCTCAGCAATAAGCTCTGCAACTCTCATAAACTCTTCTTGATCTAACTGTGGATTTAAATACCATAATACTAACAAGTGCCACTTAAGAGACTTATATGTAGTTATTTTTGCTTTACTTCTAAATAGTTCATAACATTCGTGTGTACCATTCTCATAAAACATATATACTTCATTTTCTATAGTTGGTTGATCCGTAATTGGAAACCTTCTATATACGATGCGCCACATATCTAATCTATTTGTGTTTCTATCGTGTGACATTAGCCTATTACTCTTTATTCTTAGGGGCTGTTGTCACAGTCCCCTGTGGTTTTAAGGTAACGAAAACAATTCTTGTTTCATTATTATCATTACCATATTTAATTTCATTAAATTGTTTTATTCTTAACTTTAATCTTTCGTTCATATTTTAAAATTTTAATAGTTTTAAGTATCTATTATACTTTTTAAATAATTTTACCTTTATAGGGCTAAGTTCGCCGTTTAAGGCATTTTCAAAAATCTCTTGTCTTAATTTACAGACATAATATTCTACTGTGTCCATATGCCTTTTTTTTCTAAATATTTTATTCATAATCTCTAATACATTTAAATAACGGGTGTCTGTAACTATTCGCCTTTGTTCTTTCAAAATATGTGAACGTAGCTATCTTACCAACCCAGGTTTTCATTTCTTCAAAATTCTCTTGTAAATACTCAAACTTATCCATAACAGGCATACCGAACTCGTTACCATCAGCATCGATAGCCATGAATTTACCTATAGTACCTACACGCTTACCTTTACCTTCGACCCAGTCAGTTATAGTAGCCTCGGTATCGTGAAAGTCTTTGAACTTTCTAAGGTTGTGAGATCTATTACAATGATAAGTATCGTTAGTTCTAACAATAGAACCTTCGTAACCAGCTATAAGATTTGCATCATGGCAATTTTTAGCTGATCTTTCAGAAGTTATTAATTGAGTTTCAACATCTTTAATACAATAAGTTATTGGAACTTGATTTCTAATAAAATTGAGACGTTGATCAAACTCCATTGTCTCGTCTATTATATCATAACAATGAAATTGTGTCAATTCTGATGCTTCTTGACGATCCTGATCGGTTGGTTTTGTTTTTCTAACTAACGATATGATCTTTTCAAAGTTATCTCTTAGATCGTGATTATACAACTCGCCATCTAATACAACATTAGGGTATTTTGCAAAGAATGGTTTTAAGTCTTCTAATATATGTTCTATATTTAACCACTCTTTACCTGTACGTGAATATGCTTTAATTCGGTTCCTTGGTGCAGTATCATACTGTATTAAACATCTAACACCATCTAATTTTGGTTGTATAAACGTTGGTTTACTATAATCTATTGGCTTATCGCTAACAGGATATGCTAGCATTGGTTTCTTTCTCATCATAATTCTTTTAATTTTTTGTTTATCTCATCTACTTTCTTTTGTAACTCAGCACACTTCTCATAGTTTTCATCTGTTTTATGATAGTCAATTTGAGTAAGAAGTTTAGCCAACTCACCTAATAACTCATCTTCAGTTAAGGGTTTGTCAGCTTTTTTCTTTTTTCTCTTTTTAGGACTATACAGATTACTAAGGTTAATAGAAGTATTATTAGTATACCATTGTGTTTGTTCTTCTATATACTTTGTTAACAGTTTATCTACAATAAGATCTGCTAATCTGTTTAATTCTTTATCTGTCATATTATATTTATTATATTATATATCTTTATTCGTATTTAGTTTGTATCTCTCTATTAATATATATGGTGTACCTACAAATATACACTCTCCAACTTGGTCTTGAAATGGTTTTACTTCAAATATACTTATCCACGTAGCTTTACCTGATACTTGCCATATATAATATATGTACTCTAAATCACCATGTTCTGTACACAGATCCTCTAGCTCCCAATCTTTCACTTTACCATGATGCTCATATGATTCAGCTATTTCTATTCCTAATCCTTCTGGATATCCATCACTATGAACATAAAACTGTGCGTTTATTTTCTTTGGATGTTCACTAAACGATACTCCATCTTCTCGTGTAGCGAATCTAATTTGTGCTCTTGTACTCATATTTTTATGTATTTATAGATATACTCTAACGTTGAAGGCCAATCAAGACATCTTTGGTTAGTTCCGAACCATATCCAAGTACCTTGGAAATTAGGTTGTCCTCTCCATCTGCTATCATCGATCAACACGTCACCTATTAGTAAGTCTTTTCTATGTGTTAATATTAATTTTCTTTTAAGATATGGGAAATGATTTTCAATCCATCTTCTCTTTGCCGCCCACATATTAGGTCTAGACCAAGGTGGAGTTGACGCTATAAATATATCAAAGTCTTCATTTAACTTGATAAGAGCATCTTTCGCACCCGGAATAGCTTGTAAATTACCATAATCTACGTGAAGGTCAGGTCTGTGTATAGTACGTCCCTGTTCTTTTTCTAAGATTTTATGTTCTTTATTGAAATCAGAGATCACTCCATCCATATCTATATACATTATTTTCTTCATATCTAATCTAATAATACCATATATGCTTTCGGGTTATACTGTTTAAACCAGTCTAAACCTCTTCTAAGATCGTTTAGATGTTGAGGAGTATTAAACATACCCATTTCAACAACAATCGAAGCTCCCATAACGAAATCATACATAGATAATTCTACATTGTTCAATTCTATACTATCTCCACCAAACCTATTTTGTACAACAGCGCCTTTATCATATACTACGCCGTTAAACCATTTAGGTATTGGTTGTTCTTTTGTTTTACTCATATTTAATTTTAATTATTAGTGCCCAAGGGTGGATTCGAACCACCGATTTTCCTAGTACTAACAGGGATGTATAGGTGCTACTACATTTGTTAGCGACAAGACTCTATTTTTGTTATCAACAAGGTTCGATAAAATCTTCGACGTCTACCATCTACGTGATATTATCGACACTTGTATGTTCCCACATTACCATAGAATTCATCTTGTACTTGGGCTTAGTGGTAGGAGAGGAATCGAACCTCTCTGTATACGTGGAATTTCACCACCTTACTATCCATGTAACTACCTATCGAAACGCTCTATTGAGCGGAATTTTCTTCTGTATCATCTATTATATTAAACGTTCTTTCTATTAATTTTATAATAGGTTCTCTTACGTAATCACAACTATGTAAGTCTATATTTCCAATAATAACTTTACCTTCATAATCTAACTCAGGTTCAAAATCATAATTATCTGTATCACTAAAATCAAACTCTTCTATACCTTCAGTAACACAGTCGTATATAATATCTAGTGTAGATTGATTTAATTTTGGTTTACTAACATTGTTTAACTCTACAGTCTTAACATTTAACTCTGTTTTTAACAACTCTATTTTGTCTTGTAAGCCTTTTACTGTGGCTTCTAACAGTTCTTTTGTTTCACTCATTTTATTACTAATTTATATTCTTTATATTTTTCTTCTTTCATTCTATCTTTAGCGTATTCTAATGGATGTTCTTGATGAGTACTAAATGAAGAGTAACCATCTGGTCCATCACTAAGAATCTGAACATAACCATAACCTGGCCAGAACTTATTCTTAACATATCTTAAATCTACTATTATTTCTTTTCTTTCTTTAACATTAGAATTATCTAAGTTAAACCATAACTGTTTTAATTCATGTCTATTCATACCATATTCCTTTTACTTCGATCATATTACCAGTCAATTTACCACTACTATTTCTTATAGCAGCCTTACCGACAACTTCTTTAATAACTTTCTTTTCATTTAGTTGGCTTTTGTCATGGTATTTAGGATTCTTACTATTTAGTTTTTTCTTTTTGCTCATATTCTTTTATGTTTTTATTAAAAATATTTCTTCTTATATGACACTTTATTTGTGACGATATATACATTCCTATTGCTATTCCAAGAAGAATCATCATGATTCCTGGAATAAACATTACTATTTCTTTCATATTATTCTATATCTTTCGTTATTTACTATTACCGATAAGTTATCAAGAGCGCCTTTATCGTCTCTTTCTTCTTTTAATTCTCGTATTTCTTGAGTTTGTTTTAGATAAATATTATGTAATCTTCTATTCTCAGATTGTAATTCTCTTATTCTTTCAATGTCACCATTCTTCATTTCATATTCGTGTTTCCACTTAGGTATAAACTTACCATCTTCAACTTGATTCGCTTGTTTTATATAATAGTTTTTGAGACAATAGTCTATTAAGTACTCTATTCTATCTCCTTCGTACGGTATAAGTATACAACCTCTAGTAGTCATCTTGTTATATTTACCGTTCCACTTTTGTACATACTCACCATCAACCCATTTACTATCATAAGATTTATAATAGTGATCGTAGTAATCTCTTTTGTTTAGTTGATAAGGTGTATACCCACCGTTCATACGTCTTACATAACCTGATTTGAAACTACCAACTTTAATATATTCACCATACATTTTTATTGGTAATCTAAATATCCTTGTACCGTTTTTTTCTTGTCTATTTGTTGTAACTTCTTGTATATCAAGTAGTTGTAATTTGTCTTTTACTGTCATATTATTTATTTTTCTTCTATTAAAAATCTATCACCGTATAGATCTTGCCATACTACTTCTGTTACATCATTATCTGTCCAGATAAACACCTGTTGTAATTGTTCTACCGTTAATTGACCGAAGAAATAGTTTTCTTCTAATGATTTTTTAGTTACTTGTGGTCCAACAGCGTATTTACCTTCGTCAATATAATGATTTATTGTTCTTTTATACTCTGGTTTGAGTCTATTCCATAGATTTTTCATGTTACCATTGTTTTGCTTTGTCGTACACTTCATCGAATTGTTCTACCATTCCAGGTTGTAGATTTTCTTTCCAATCACCTTGTATGAAACTTTTAGTTGTCTTATACATTTCACCCATTAGTCTCATAAGTATTTTATTGTCTAACACAAAGTAAATTGCATTATCACTTTTATAAATTCCGTCTTTCATACTATTTATATTTATTATCTATTATTTCTTTCATTGTTAAACCATCTTCATTTACAAAGTTATTAAAAGCGTCGTTAAGTGCATCTTGACTATCTTGATCTAATGGAGTTCCATCTTCAAGGCTCCATCCACCATCATCATCTTCAACTTCTTGAATATCAATTAGTTGTGTCATATAGTCACCATCTTCTATCAACTCTTTTTGTAAGTTCATAATCGCTTCTTTTTCATGAAGAGCTTCTATCTCAACACTACATCTCATACTTGTACAATCTCTGTACTCAATTTCATAATTCTTCATAATTTTATATCTTTATTTGTTTATATTATCCTTCTATTGTCGTATTTAGTTTGTAAATAAAACGAGGGTGGACAAGTGAGTAAGATCACTCTACAGTGTACACATCTCACGCTCCACCACTCGTATATTTAACACAACATTGTACCATAACCTCTACGTCGAGTCATCTTAGCTATTTTTGCTGCGTCACTTTGTGACATTATCTGTATAGAGTTACCAGTCTTGTGATTGATAAGAGGAGCGCAACCATATTGTTCTACAGTTGAACATTCAACACAAGTTTTATAACCAAGATTGACTCGTCCGCCAGGTATTATATTTCCACATTTACATTTCATATTATTATTATCTTTCTATTGTCGTATTTAGTTTGTAATATTATCATGAAGAATATTGTTGTTATCATGAACCATCCACTCACAATTCTTTAGATTATGACCTTTAATTTCAGTTAAATACCATTCGATATTTTCACTATCGTCCTTATCATTACCATTCCATCCGTCTTCAAAGTGTTCTAAGTTTTCATATTGAAACACTCTTCCTACTTCAAAATCTAATACTGTTATATATTTTCCTTTCATAGGTTATTTCCTAAAAATAACCATCCATCTTCGTCACATCTAGACGTGTCAAGAAGACGTTTTAATTTAGCACATTTTTCGTATTCCTCACATTCTGTAAAGTGATCTATCATCGTTTCAATATCAGATTTTTGTAAATCACCTGTATCTACATCAACTGGTGGTAAGAAAAACACATTTTTTACTTTATGTTTATTTTGTAATTCTATTACTTCACCATATCCTCTACCTTCTATTAGTTGAAGGTATGAAGATACCATTCCTACGTGGATAAACTTATTTGTTTTTTCTTCTTTTGTCATAATTTAATATTTTGTTGTTCCGTTTTTCTTACTTAATTCTTCTAACCATTTATCAAATTCTTGTAAAATTTTGATAGTTTCCTCGTTATTTAAGTAGTTCCATTCATCTTCTTTTGTTTCTACGTCATACATAATTCTTTATTTTAATCTGGATTACTATTCTTTTTATACATCTCACTAAGACAATGATTTAACGCTTGTTGCGCTTCTTCTTCGTCATATACTTTAGTTTCTATTGGTTGTTCGTTTATATAATCTACACAATCTTGATAATCTCTAGATTGACAGAGAGGTAAACTTAATCCACCATAAGAATATACTACTGTATATAAACTTTTATTGTTCTTAATTTTTTCTTCTATTCTATACATAGTTATTTTACCATTGAAAATTTAGATAATGGTTCTTCATTGTTCCAAATCACTGTAATCCCTTTAGTTTTTATATTACTTGCAATAGAAAACACTATATCACTTGGAAATGTTGTCCATTTCGTCTCCATATTATCTAATTTTCTTTCGTTTATTTCTTTCATAATTCTATATTTTTTAGAACACTTTCAGGACTCGAACCTGACACTAGTTTACTAGTATATCTCCAAGAAGTGTTGGGTGAATAATCCACTAATCCACAGACTAGTGACTTTTACATATTCTCTATTACCGTAACGATAACGAATCCGAAGACATACAACATACTTGTTATATAAACTATATTCAGAGTAGTTGTAAATATCTGTAAGTGACTAAACTTTCTCATTATACTAACTTTTTATCTCTTAGTACTCTCGGAATATTGTTCGTCGCAGTGTAAGACTTATATTTCTGGAAACAGTCTAACGACTCCAATTTGTCTTTCATTATACTATAAACCTTATCGTGGTTATAAGTAATTACATCACCTTTTTTGTTAGTGAACTCGATTGTTTGATTCTTTCCAACTAAACTTAGTCTTACTACGAATCTTTTTGATTTTAGTACATTAGTACCATCTTTTGAATTTGCCATTTTATTTAATTTTAGCGTTAATATTCGATTAATTATTAGTTTCGTTTCATCATTCATTTATATTATCTTACTCATATCGTATTTGATTTGTATAATATTATCTTGCTTGTTTATAATTATAAGATTTATGGAATATTAATGTGTCTTTAAATTTATTATAATTAAAATGAGTATTATTTGCATAGTGCTCGTCAAGTAATATATAACAATATCCTTTTATATTTAAATGCTCGGTAAAATATTTATTAAACCATTTTGGTAATTGATGTAATTGATATGGTAAATATATTTTATTATTTAATTTTAGAATATTTAATGAATTAAATTTTAATTTTTTAGAGTGCATATTATATTTATTTTTATTATTATTATTTCTTATATATATATTATCCAATTGAAGTCGTATTGAGTTCGTATTATATATGGATAATTAGATAAGATAATTCTACATCTGGTGAAATATAATGTGAGAATTGTATTTTATTAATTACTAATTCATTTATTATTTCTACTACATTACTAGTATATTCGAATACTACTATAGAATCGTCGTCATGGTGTGGATGTAGTTCTCTTTCTACTTCACAATCTATTAAATAATGGTATTCTGAATTGAATAATTTTGGTAATTTTTGAATTTTTTCATTTAAGTTCATAGTATTATATTTTATTAAGTTTATATTTGATTATATTATCCATTCTCATTCGTAATTAGTTCGTATAAAAGTATATATTTTGTTTAGTTCATGAAAATTAGATACAGTCTCTCCGCTTCGCTCCAAAGTGAACGAAAAACTTTTATTAATTTCCACGATAAATTCCTAAACTCTGTATTATCTACAGAAAGTAGGAATATTATTCGTATTAGTATAAGATTTATACTTTTGGAAACAATTCATAGATTCGAATCTATCTTTATTTCTAGTATATACTTCGTCATGATTGTAAGTAATTGTCTTACCTTTTTTATTGACGAATGTAATAACAGTATTCGTTCCGATTAATGATTTTCTGATTACGAATCTTTTCGTTGTAATTTTGTTTAATTTAATAGACATAGTAATTTAATTTAGTTAGTTAATAATTTAATTGATTTGTAGATATATTATCGAGTGTGAGTCGTATTGAAATCGTGGAAAATAGTTAGGAAGTAGAACGAAAACGAATAAATGTCGGATGTAATGATAAACTGAGTGGAAATTGTGAATAATGAAGGGGGCCCATGTTGAGGTTGGAGTTTTCCTGGGGGGAGGGGTGGTGTAGAGTAGGGGGCAATGCTACGCTTCTATATTTATAATAACTTTTTTTTAGTGACATAAGCCTCTTAAGGTAAACCTAGTAGCAGGCAAGTGTCACACTTCACTTAAATAATAAAATAAACATGTAACTATTTAGAATAGTTAACTAATAAAAATACAAAACATAATATTATGGCATTTAAGATGAAGGGAAGCTCATACAAAATGGGCGGACATAAAACAAAAGCAACAATGGCTTACATGAAGAGCCCAATGAGACAAGCAGAATCTACAGGTATGTCTGCTGGAAATATAAGAGACGCTGAGATAGCAGGTGCAATGGCAGATGACGACGCGTTAATAGAAAGACTAAAGACTGAGAAACCGGATGTTTACGAAAAGATGATGAAACATTACCAATCTGAAACTGAAGGCGGTACCTCTAGTTTAGGGACAGGCCAACAAGGAAGACACACGTATAACGTTAGACCATTTCCAATTGGATTTTCTACAGGTATAGACTGGATTGATAACAAGACAGAAGGAGGTAGAAAAAGATTGAGACAAGAGAAGTCTGATAAGGTAAGAGGTAAAATGATAGATTTTATAAAAAAAGGTGGAGAAACTCTTTGGAGACATTAAAACATGGGGTTTAAACTAAAGAAACCAAGTTTACTAGGAAGTCCAAATGTTAGTTTAAATTCTATAACAGGGTTTAGATCTGGATCTAACGACGAGCACAACAATATTAACTATATACATAGTAGAACTATCGATATGACAGGTGTTCCTTATGATATAGAAGGTATAGACAATTTAGGATATAGTAAAATAATGAAAGCCGATAGTGGTATTCATGAGTTTCACCCAAAAGCTACAATAGTAAAAGAAGTTAAAATTAAAAAAGTATAAGATATGGCATTTAAAATGAAAGGAAGTCCTATTAAATTAGGTAAAATACAAGGGACATCAAGCCACACGTCTGCTTTAAAGCAAACCTACGTTGAAAACGTACCAGAAGGATCTGGTATGGTAAATTTAGACGGAACAGACTATCATAAAGGAGAGGGTCTAACTATAATACCTTGGTCTGAAGAAGCAGAGGCAGCACATAAAGCAAATGAAAGACGTTTATTTTCACTACCTCCTGGGACTATGACGGCCGACGAGATGAACGCGGAGTTAGCAAAAACTAGACATTTAGTTAACCCTAATCCTGAGGAAGTGATTGAAGAACCAACAGTATATCCAAAAAACCCAAAAGAACCAAGAGGGAAGAAGCAAAAAAGAAGAGGAAAGATGAAAAAAGTAAGACGTCCAAAAAGTAAAAAAACTAAGAATTTAGTTACTGGTGGATGGAACGTGACCAGTGGAAGAACTGGTAGAACACGTCACAAGTGGTAGATAAATAGGGAAGTACCCTATACCAAATATTAACCAAATAAAACCAAAAATTATGACTTATTTGTATTACAAAAGTTCGTATACCACGAACACAACTAAACCGAATGAAAAAACTATGAACCAATGGAAGCATTTAGCTAATAAAGCTAACTGGCGTATAACCCAACTTCCAAACGGCTTCTACCAAACAGAGTGCTCTAATCCAGATAACGAGGAATGGCATGCTGTTACAAGACGGGAGACGATCGAAGGTGCTGAAACAGCAATTGACGGAAGCATCGATCATTTCTCTAAGAAAATAGAAGCTACACAAGGACCTAAAGTTATAAAAACATTCAAATAGAAACACAATTAAATTAAATTAAATGGAATACAATCTACCTAGCGAGATTGTCAAAGACTTAAACTTTGGCGATTCCGCTAAACAACGAATTATTAAAGGAGTAGACAAATTAGCACAAGCTGTTAAATCTACTCTAGGAGCCTCTGGAAAGTGTGTAATATATGAAGATGCACGAGGCAAACCGGTTATCACAAAAGACGGAGTAACAGTAGCAGAATCTGTTGTCTTATATGATCCGGTTGAAAACATGGGTGCTACTCTTATTAAAGAAGCAGCTAGAAACACAGTAAAAGAAGCTGGAGACGGAACAACAACAGCAACTGTTTTAGCTGAAGCCCTAATTAAAGAGGTCAATAAAAGAGAATATATTGGCAAAACTATTAGAGAAATTAAGGAAGGAATTAACTCAGGTTTAGAAAAAGTTAATAAATACCTCAAAGAAAACGCTCTTGAGATCAAAGGAGACATGCTTCAGAGTGTTAGCGCTATTAGTTGTAACAATGATTTAGCCCTTGGAAAAATTATATCAGAAGCTTATGAAAAAGTAGGGAAAGACGGTGTTGTTCTGATGGAGGGATCAGAAACTGAAAATACTTACGTTGAGATAGTCGACGGAGTACAAATAGAATCTGGACTTACATCACCACACTTCGTTACTGACACAGACAAACAAAGGTCTATATTGGAAAATCCATTAGTTCTAATAGTAATGTCAGAAATCCCAAATGTTAGAAAGATACAAAACGTATTAGAATTTGCTATTAAGAACAACCGATCTTTACTTATAGTAGCTCCAGTAGCACAGCAAGTAAAATCGGCGCTTTTAATGAATAAAGTTAAGGGTAATATTAAAGTAAATATTATAGACCCACCAGGATTTGGTCCAACTAAAAAGGACACATGTGAAGATTTAGCTATATTAACTGGTGCTACGGTAATTAACGAAGAACTAGGAGATGATTTAGATGGTATATCGTTAAATATTTTAGGAGAAGTTGAAAAATCAGTTACAGATAGTAAAAATACTGTTTTAACTACTTCAGATACAACAGAAGATGTTACCGAAAGAATAGAAGAGGTAAAGAAGTTAAAAAAGAAAGAAAAGAATGGTTTTCTTAAGAAACAAATAGAACAAAGATTAGCAATGCTTTCTGGCTCTGTAGGAGTAATAAAAGTAGGCGCTGACTCTAAAGTAGAATTAAAAGAGAAGAAAGATAGAGTAGAAGACGCAATATATGCTACAAAAGCTGCATTAAAGGAAGGTATTGTTCCGGGCGGTGGGATTGCATTGTTGAATGCTTCTCAATGTATAGAGCCTGAAAACGTTGGAGAAAAAATACTGTTAAACGCAATTAAAGCACCGTTCGTAACAATACTACATAACGCTGGTATAGAAGATTATGAACTTCCGAATGTTAAAGGAATGGGAATTGACGTTATTAGTGGCGAAATGGTAGATATGGTTAAATACGGCGTTATCGATCCAGTATTAGTAACAAAATCAGCGCTAAAGAACGCAATTTCCGTAATTAACACTATAATTTCCGCAAATTGTGTGATATCTAATATAAGAGTAAATGAAAGCAGTTAATCATTACCTCGTTATAGAGAGAATAAAGGACGAACCTACAAAAGTAGGTGGGCTAATCCTTACAGAACAAACAGACGAAGACAATAGGTATTTAAAGGCAAAAGTAATATCTATTGGTAATCTTGTTGAAGGAATAAAAGAGAACGATATAATACACTATGATAAACATGCTGGGCATGGAATTCAGCATAAAGATAAATTTTACCACGTTATAAAACAAATGGATGTGGTACTTATAGATTAGACCTAAACCATAAACCGAATCCAAAGACTTAAAACGACAATTAACCTAATTATTAACTAAAAAAACTAAAAAACATGGAACCATATTTGTATTTTATGGAAGAAACAGATGGAGCTTTTGATGCTGCTAATGATGCTATGTGTAGACCGTTATCTCAATTTAGAGGTTTTGGTATTGTTGCTTCGACAACATCACTTGAATTACACTTTGATAGTATGTTAGGTACTGGTGCTGATATTGCTGCTGTGGATAAAGTTGTTTTAACTGTTACAGCTAACACGCAAAAATCAGTTATACAATACCTTGTCCAACTGTTTAATGGTGCTAAATCTCCAACTTCAGATGGATTTTTAGTAATTTCAGATGACTCAAACTCAGTGTTTGCTCATCCTGATATTACTGGTTGCGCTATTACAGTTACTGCTGCTGCTTAATCCTAAATGAGATTAACAGCGCAGGATCTGCGTGAAATGAACATCCTTAAGTATTACAGGCTCACAAGAAAGTGGGCTTGTAAGACTTACGGATTAACAGACGCGGATTTAGAATTATTAATTTATTTAGATTGTAAAGGAAGATTTACACGACAAGAGTTTATAGATGGTACTTATACTATGAGTTGGGATAAGAACCGTTGGGAGAAACTACGAAGGTTAGGTTGGATAGAAACCTGGAGACATAGAAATAGAACAACAATAAAATACTCGGTGTTTAAAACATCATTCAAATGTTCTCAGTTAATATCTAGAATATATAGAGTTTTGTTAGGTGAAGAAGATTTACCAACATCAGAAAGAAGTACTTTTTATAATAATAAATCATATACAGATAAGGTTTTTAACAAGTCTATAGATGATATGATAAAAGATAAAACAAGATAATATGGCTTTTAAACTAGTAAAATCCACATTAAAAGGTAGTGGACCACATAAAGATATGGTTTTTAAAATGAAAAGAAAAAAACTAGAAGATGGAATAGCTGGTGAAGCTAATAATGATGGCACTATCTTTGTTAATAAAAATATACCTAAAGGAAGTCCACTAGAAGCAGAGGTTGTAGCCCATGAAGGAGATCATATGGCTAGAATGGAAAAAGGTGAATTAGGTTATTCAGATAACGACGTAACCTGGAGAGGTAAAAAATATCCTAGAAAGGATGGAAAAATATTATACCAAGGAACTTGGAGAGAAGAAGGTTGGGAACAATTTCCATGGGAAAAATTAGCTTACAAAGTAGGTACGAAAGCTAAAAAAGAAGCTGAAAAGAAAAATACATAAAATTAAAAAAATGGCAAGAAAATCAAAAGCAACATTTAAAATGAAGGGACATACTCTTCCTGGAATAAATCAAAAATCAGAAACAGCAAATTTAAAAGATGGTAGATCTCCTTCTTCTGCTTTTCAAATGAAAGAATCTGGAGACAGTCCTAATAAGCTTGTTGGATTAGCTGCCGGAGCTTTGTTCGGCCAAACAAAATTTGGAAAAAATTTAATGGGCAAAGGTAAAAACCTACTAGGTAATATAGGTAGTAAACTTGGTTTTGGTGGAGCTGGCGGTGGTAATGAAGACGCTGAAGCTGGTAAAGAACTTTTAAAAGAAGAAGCTAAGAAAGAGATGGAAGGAGAAACTGCGATGGCGATGAAACTAAAAACAGGTAAAAAAAAACAATAGGAGGTAAATTAAACGAGGGAACATCCCCTCATCAAAACTTATAATATGAACACAAATGGATTAAGTCCACTAATGCAAGCTGCGGTAGGTGGAGAAACACAAAAAGAAGGTATTTTAGGAGGACAAGAAATAGCTAAACAAAATGAAAACTTTGAATTAGACGAGGAAAATGGAACATTGATGACAACAGAACAATTTGGAGGAGAAGAAGGAATTCCAATTAACGATCCTGACAATATATTGGAAGGAGCTCCTTATGGTAGTGACGATTTTGAATATAAATATAAAGTAGAAGAAGATGGTAGTTATACGTTAATAAGTAAAAGAGAAACCTCAGTAGAACCTAAGCAAGAGGGAGGATTTGGAGCTAAAGGTTATCATAAAGCAGGTGGTTTAAGAACAGGTGACACACCAATGGAAATGCGTTCTCCATATAAAAACTATCAAAATCCTCAAGACTACAAGGTTTTTAATTGGGGAAATAAACCAATTCCTTTTTAAAAACGTAAAAATATTGATATATGAATATATTAGGAAAAATATTTTCAGGTGGGGCAACTGAACTAGTAAAAGGTGTAGGTGGAGTTATAGACAATTTACACACATCTAAGGAAGAAAAGCTTGAAGCTGAAAAGAAAATAAAAGATATGATAATGGGTTATGAAGCTAATATGCAAAAGCAAATAACCGAAAGATGGGGTATGGATATGAAATCTGACTCTTGGTTATCAAAAAATATAAGACCAATGACTTTGGCTTTTTTAGTTATATCTACAGTATTAATGATATTTATTGATGCTGGAGTTATATCTTTTGAAGTTAAAGATACTTGGGTAGACTTATTACAATTAGTATTAATAACGGTGATTGGTGCCTACTTCGGTGGTAGATCACTAGAAAAAGTAAAAAAATAAAATGGGAATAAATTCAACAGAAGTAAGTTATGGCTTTGGACAAATGGGTAGTATGTTTAATGATGGTACTGCTGCAATGACGCCTCCTACTAACAAGGTGTTTGTAGCTATAACTATGCTAGCTGATACCACGTTTGATTCTAGCGGTGGTTTAAAAGCAGATAACGATTCAGCTGGAGCAGGATTAGAGTATATTGGCACTGAAGCTGCTGCTCACAATTTAAGCGTTGCGTCTGAAACAACCTCTTCAGGTGGTGGAGGTTTACAAGTGGATGTGAGTAATACTTTTCCAAAAGGTGTTACTATCTATGGAAGATGGACTGAAATTGATTTAGCATCAGGAATGGTTGTAGCTTATATAGGAGACTAATGTTAGGATTAGGAAGCAGTTTAGTTACAAGTGGAGCTCCTAGCGAGTGGACACCAAATAATATATCAAGTTTACTACATTGGTATAAATACAATACTGGTATATCTACTGACTCAGAAGACGACGTAACTGTTTGGGCGGATCAAAAAGGTAGTAATAATTTAACATCAGTAGGTGATCCATCAACACAAAGTCCATCGTGGGATAGCACAAACAAAGCTGTTCATTTTGACGCATCAGGAGATATACTGACGTTTGGATCTTCGTTAGATTTAGGCACATTCGCTATATATGTTAGATGTGAAATGGCTAATTTTGATGGTGATTTTCTTTTTGAAGAAACTTCTGTTGATTTCTGGAAGATACATGACGCAAATAACGTTAGAATAAAAATAGATGGAGGGACAAGACACGATGTGTCATCTGGTATTTCTTTAAGCGTGAATACTAAATATAATTTTGGATTAGAAAGAGAAGATACTGGAAGTACAACTGATGATCAAATATACTTCCTTTTAGATGGGGTTAGTAAAACTTTTGATACAGGAGATGGAACACAAAATATTACAGGTCAGTTTGAAATAAGTAGAGTGGGTCAACCAGCAACAGACGTGAAATTCTACGAAATAATAATATGTAACAACGCTCTTAGCGCGAGTGATAGAACTGCATTACAAACATATTTAGCAGGTATATAACAATTAACTTAAATTAAATAAAATGGCAAAAAACACAAGTAAAAAAATCAAGGAATTGAAGGCTGAAAAACCTTCTAAAATTACAAACGAAGAATTAAATAAAGTACAATCTATAGTTAACGATCTAAATAGAGCACAATTAGAAATAGGTAGTTTTGAAAGCAAAAAGCACAATCTTTTACATCATGTATCTATTTTACAAGAAAGGTTAGGCGCGATGCAAACTGAATTTGAGAAGATATATGGCACAGCGGATATCAATATTCAAGATGGTACTATAAACCATGAAAAAGATGAGCAAACTAATTAGAAAGATTACTGTAGGTAAAGACTATAAAAATGATGCTATGCATTATTCCGTAGGTCAAGAGGTGTATGGAGGACATAAGATTTGCGATATAATAGAAGAAGATGATAAATATTCTATTTATATTAGAAAAAATAAAGACGTATTACCTTGGAAGGACTTTAACAAAAATATGGCTATATCTATAGAATATAACCTAGAATATTAATGAAAGCGCCTTTTGACTTTGTTATAGAGCCAAAAGGAAATAGATATAACAATACAACTAAAGTTGGTGATAAAGATCTTATTATTAATACTGAAATTTATAATCATCAATTTGTAAATAGAGAAGCTATTGTTAAGTCAGTTCCTACGGCTTTCAAAACAGATATAAAACCAGGAGATACCATTATAACGCATCACAACGTGTTTAGACGTTGGCATGATGTTAAGGGTAGAGAAAAGAACAGTAGAAGTTATTTTAACGAAAATACTTATCTAGTAAAAGAAGATCAAGTTTTTTTGTATAAAAGAAACGGAGAGTGGAAAGCTCCTAAAGGATATTGCTTTGTACAACCTATTAAGGAAAGAAATAAATTAGGAGTAGACCAAGAAGAATCATGTGTTGGTATTGTTAAGCATACAGATGGTTCTTACAGGAAAGGTGATTTAATAGGTTTCACACCTTTCTCAACTTACGAATTTATAATAGACGGAAAACGTTTATATAGAGTTATGACACAATTTATTACAATTAAATATGAATACGAAGGAAACGAAGAAGAATATAATCCAAGCTGGGCAGAAGGCAGTTGAAGAACTGATTAAAGTCGCTAAAGAACCGATTGTAGATTCAGACGACGATATATCAGCAGATAGATTAAAAAATGCCGCAGCTACTAAAAAACTAGCTATATTTGACGCATTTGAAATACTCACAAGAATCCAAGAAGAAGAAAACCTGCTTGAGGGCAAAGCACCTGAAGAGGGAAAGAAAAAAGTCTTTAAAGGATTCGCAGAAGGTAGATCTAAGTAATGTACAAGCAAAGTTTAGTTAAGACCGTAGAACCCATTAAAAAGACCACGGTTACGAGAATGAATCGAGGTAAGAAATGGAAATACGGATACAATAAAGAGTACGACTTAATTGTGTTATCACACAATGGAGTTATAGGTGAAATTATAGAGATACAAAATTTAATTATAGCGCTACCGAAACCACCTAAAGAAGTATATA